GTATTTTATGGATAATAATATTCTAAATAACTTAGTTTTATACAAAGGTAAATGGTTCAGTGATTTGATTGATACCGCTAAGATTTCTGCGGCTTCTCAATAGAATCCATATCAGGTTGCTACCGTGTTGTCTTATGTATTTGGAACTAAGGATAATGGTTACAACACTTCTTTGGATATGCTTACTGGTGGTCTTGGTAATGTAATGACTATCGACCAACCGAGCTGGGAGTGGAATGTAATGATTGATGCCGATAGAGCAGTTACAATTAGAGATGCAAAATGGAATGGCGCAGCTATTACAGATGATTCAACTGCAGGTCTTGGCAATACACCGATTATGCTGTGGTTAGAAGATAACTGGTTTGGTCCTACTGCTATATTGGAATTTGACGATAAGGAATTCCAAGTACGTGTAGCAGGTGCTCCGTACCAAGATGGTAACTTGTGGGTATATACTTGTTTTGTAGCTGATGGTCAGCCTACTTCTTATATTCCTGCAGAACTCTTGAAACCGGGTTGCCAAGTATCTCGTCTGGCTTCTGCTGTTGAAGAGTACAGTGAAGAGGGTGATATCCTGAACTATAATACTCACTTCAAGATGCGTAATTATCTTACTACAATTCGTATCAACTATGATATTACTGGTTCAGCTTATTCTACAGTAATGGCTATTGCTTTGCAAGATCCTAAGACTGGTAAGAAGTCTTATTTGTGGGCTGATTATCAGGAATGGGTAGCTCTGCGTGAATGGTATAAGAGATGTGAACGTTTCTTGGTTTACATGAAATCTAATGTAAACAAAGATGGTTCTTGTAATCTGAAAGGTACTAACGGCCGTCCGGTATTTATTGGCGCCGGTCTGTTGGAACAGATTGCTCCGTCTAATAGACGTTACTATACTCATCTTACTGCAGAATTGTTGGAAGACTTCCTGTTTGACCTGTCTTACAACGTACTTGGTACTAACGAACGTAAGTTTGTTGCATTGACTGGTGAAATGGGTATCCGTGAATTCGATAGAATTTTGAAGGAAAAGGTAGTTAACATGAACCTGATTGATACTGTATTTGTAACTGGTTCTGGTGACAGCCTTACTTTTGGTGGTCAGTTTAAGACTTATAAGATGACTAATGGTATCGAGTTGACTCTGAAGTATTTCCCGCTGTATGACGATATTACTTACAATCGTAAGTTGCATCCGGTTACTTTGAAACCGCTGGAATCATACCGTATGACGTTCCTGGATCTGGGTAGACGTGATGGTGAAGCTAACATTGTTAAGGTAGTTCGTAAGGATCGTGAATTCGTAACTTGGACTACTGGTGGTGCAGTTCTTCCGTCTGGTTATGGTAAGTCTATTAATACTCTGAGATCTAATGGTAAGGACGGTTATACTGTATTCTTCCTTGGTGAAATGGGTATTATGCTTAGAGACCCCAGAGCATGCGGAGAGTTGATCATGGATTGTGAAGCCTAATTTCCATCCTAGTTATCTTACAATAAAAAGGGGCCTTAGGGCCCCTACTAACTTGATAATCTAATATTTTATATTATGGAAGTAATCGTTAGAATAATTAAAACTAATCCCTGGACTGGGATTACTAAATGGCCAACGTGTTTTGACTATTTAAGTTCTTACTGGACTAGATCTGGTAATTTATATACTGGTTTATCTGCAGAAGATGCAGCTAGATTAGAAAAAGAAATTGGTTATCCTGAGGGATAGTTATCTCCAAATAGTACATTTTGGGATACCTTTGCTGTTAAAATTGGCAAAAAGGATTTAATACTAGATACTAATAGACCTGAGGATGAATTAAAATATTTGTTCCTTAAAAAGCATAAAAGAGTTGCTAATGGTCTTAAGGATATTAAGCCCAGCACAGATTATGTTATGATTAATAAGGATAGTGAAGCAGAGGAACAGAATAAGTTCAATAAAGTTAAGCGTGAAGCATATAGAGAAATGGATAAGATGTCTACTGAAGAAATGCGTAAGTGTTTACGCCTTTATGGTATGAAATCAGACTCTATGTCTAATGAAGTTGCTGAAGCTAAATTGTCAGAATTTATTGAAGCTGATCCTTCTAAGTTCTTGATGAAATGGGTAAATAACCCTAATAAAGAAATTAACTTCGTAATTGAAGAAGCTATTGCTAAAAACATTATTAGAAAGAATCGTGCTCAATATTACTTTGGTACTGATTTAATTGGTAATGGTCTTGAAGATGTAATTGCTTATCTTAAGGATAAGAAGAATCAAGATATTAAATTAGCAATACTCAATGAAATTAAATCTAAGTAATGACTAATAAAGATTCTCATATAATTTTCAAGGTAGTTCTGGATAAGAATGCAGAAGGTATTGCTTATGGTGGATGCCCAGCATTCTTAGATGAAGAAGTAGACTTATTTCTTAATCAAGCATAGTTAGAAATCTTAAGTAATAAGATTACTGGTAACAATGCATTAAGAGTAGGTTTAGAAGGTTCTGTGTCTAACTTATCTGAAATAGAGAAGTTAATAGCTACAGATGTTAATCTTCATGCTGTACATACAGGCTACAATGAGTATGCATTAGAAGATGTTCATGATGAAGATAATAGAATGACTATACTTAGCGTATTACTTAAGTATGGACAATTCTAGACTAACTGTGTACTTACTAGCCATGAGTTAGTAAAGCCTTTTAAGCAGACTTATAATAATATACCTTGGGTAGAGAATCCAGTAGCTACTTTAGAAAACGATAAACTCTTAGTATATGTAGATCCTGTTTTAATGCAGGATCCTATGTATGCTCCAAGAGTAGAAGATAATACAGAGTTCTACAGAGTAGATCTTACTTATGTTAAGAAACCAACTAAGTTTGATTATACTAAACCTGAACAAGAATTAGACTTCCCAGAAGATGTTATGTATGAGATTATTAATAGAGCAGTAGTAATTGCTTTAGAGAATATAGAATCTCAAAGACAATCTTCTAAGTTTTAGTTAAACCAAGTATCTGAATAATTATGACAGAAAGAAGTTTTTAGATTAATGTAGAAAGGTAGCTAAATAATATTATAACAAATTATAATGATACTATTAAGTTTCCATCAGATACTTTATTTCATTTTATAAATAAAGCTAAAGATGAGTATGTTAAATAGAACTTTAGAGTATTCTAGAGGAATCAAGAGATTACTGATAACATACGTACTTTGGTGAATACTAAGAGCTATACTAATTATAGCTTTAGTAAATTAGGTAATAAATGGGAAGCCGATTATCCTGAAGATTATATGTTTGCACTTGGTGAAAATGTATATATAAGTATAAAGGATAATAAATGCAATAACTTAATTACTCGCGAATCTGATGTAATAGAGGCTACAATAGAGACAGTAAGCTCTAGACTAAGTAATAGCCTATCAGATCATAAATTGCGTTATAATCAAGCAAAACCTATTAGAGTATATACTGACAATAAAATTGTATTATATACTGATGGTAATTATGATATAAGTTCATATTAGCTTACCTATTTAAGAAAAGCAAAAGATCTGGGTAATGTAAGTGATCTTACTAAAGAATATACAGATCTTCCAGAAAACACTCATTAGGATATAGTAGATCTAGCAGTTCAAATGATAGTGCAAACTATACCTAATACTAGTTCTAAGAAATCTTAGGACGAATAATTAAGGCGCTTACCAACGTGGAAATCTGAAATAATGAAAGTAGAAAGTAAGCGAATAGACTAAGCGCTAATGTCTAATTTAAAAACAAACATTTAATATGATAACTTCAGTACACTCAGTTCTGATTGGAAAACAAGCTCCGACTTCTTACACTACAGTAGATGCTTTGGCTGTTGGTGATGTTGCTTTGTTCGATGAGAATAAGGCTCTTATTAAAACTGCTGCTGATGCAGTAAATGCTAACTCTCTGTATGTAGGTGTAGCAGGTGAAAAGATGAATGTTACTATGCCTGATGGTACGGTAGCACAGAAAGTTAATATTGATTTCTCTACTGAAATTCAGAAAGCTTCTAAACCGTCTGCAGTAATTGGCGAATATGTAGCTCCTGTTGAAGAAAAGATTGTGATCACTTTGACTAACGCTACTATCATTGCTGGTAATCGTTACGTTTTGCGTATTGTTTATAAGGATATGTATGAAGCCGCTTGGCAGTTTACTCATACTTATGAAGTATATGCTGAAACTACTACCCCTGCAGATTTAGTAAATGCTCTGTTGAAGAAGATCAATGCTCATAAGAATCGTAGAGTACAGGCTTCTGCTTCTGCTGCAGTTCTGACTTTGACTGCTATGCCGAAGGATGATAATGAAGGCGTTTATTCTTTAAATGAATATAGCGTTGTATCTATGGAAGCTTCTCTGTATGAGACTATTCCTGGTGCATTGCTTGCTAATCAGCCTAAGGCAGTTGTAGGTGCTACGATTGTTAAGACTGCAGGTGATCCTGGTAAGGGTTATTGGAAGCAAGTACGTGATGCAGAAGTACGTAATATGGGTTATAAAGGTCATGTATTTACTGGTGCATATCCTATTGTTGAACAGGCTCGTAAAGTAGTAGAAGATGCAGAATATGATTATGCTATCATCGAAAATGATAACCTGTACTTGAGCAATGATAATCAGTACATCAAGACTACTCCGTTGACTACGGAAGTTTATTGTCCTAGTTTAGTTGATTCTATTGTAGATAAGGGTATTCAGTCATTTATTGCTGGTAAGACAATTGCCTAATCCACGTTAGAGAGATTGAATTTGGGATAAGATTCCTTTTACAAACTACAGAAGTGGAGTTGTGGAATATTCCACTCTCCACTTTTTTTATTGTTGATATATGGACAAATTAACAAATATACAAATAGATGGTGATAAACTGACCTTCAAGATAGAGACTGAAGTAGACCTTAGCAGCTATAGTAAGGAAGTTTATATAGATGAAGTATGGAATTTAAAGAACATACTTGAAGACAGTCCTATACATAACATTAGCTTTTCTGAGAATATTACAGTAGATTCCGATAATAATGTAACTGTAACTAATGACGATATTCTAGAATTAGATTGGAATATGAAGTATGTTACTTTGAGATGTTTTACGGAATAGGAAGAAATACATTTTCATGGCATATACTACAATCCTTCAATTGTATATATGGCAGAGATTAGGAAATTACATACTCACTGCTCAACTTGTTTAGATGATCAGACTATGCAGAACATAATGTTAGTAGTCTTTAAGAGATAGTTGCTTGAGTATGCTTTAGCGTCCGATTACTATCGGGATGCTTTACAATTATATGTAGATATATGTAGATTACTAGAAATATCTATTAAGCCAAAATGTGCGGCTAGTACTTGCTGCAATAATGCTATTCTTACTCAGAAAGGTGATTGTTTCAATACAGAAAACGATAAATGTCTTCACTTAGAGAAAGAGCGTAACTCTGCTACTTTATTTAGTGGTATTTGTTACTCTTGTTCTAATAATACTTGCAGTACAGGAAATTGCAGTAACGGTTATTGTAAATTATAAAATAAAGAGATATGACACAAAAATGCGATGGTGTAAAGATATTAGACTTAGAAGAGAAGCTTGAAGCTACAGGTGGTGAATACATTGTTACTGCAGAGAAAGACAATAACTATAAATTACCACTTGAATCAGTAGCTGATATAGTTATAGGTAATTCTAAGTTTAAGGCTGCAATTAAGGATGTATACGAATCAAGTACTCCTACAGCATCTGTATCTTTAGATAAAGATAAGTTCTTATTCTCATTTGGTATACCAGCAGGTAGAACAGGAGATGCAGGTAAGGACGGTAAAGATGGCAAAGATGGTAAGGATGGTAAGGATGGTATTGATGGTGTGCCAGGTATAGATGGAGATACTACTAGAGTAGTAATAGCGTATAAGTCTACTAAAACTATGGAGAGACCTGATACTCCTGTAGGCGGTAGTTGGGATTACGATACTAATACTATTACTTATCCTGAAGGTTGGTCTGGTAGTGATAGTAACCCTAATGGTTATGTATGGATGTCTACTGCTACTTTCTCTAGTAAAGGTACAATAGTAGTACCTTGGAGTACACCTGTGAGACTTACAGGTGCAGATGGCAATGATGGTTCAGATGGTAGTAATATTGAGTTTGTATATAAGCTTACTGTAACTAGTTTAGTTACTCCTACTAAACCTACAGGTAATAGTCAGACTGAAGCTATTAGACAAGGTTGGACTGATCATCCTACAGGTATTAGTGAATCATACCAATGCGAATGGGTTTGTTCACACAACTTACAAGCTGATGGTACTTGGAGTGAATGGGAAGGTCCTACTATTTGGTCTAAATGGGGAGTAAATGGTAAAGATGGTGATGGAGTAGAGTATATATATCAGCGTACCAAGTTACCTGCTTCTCCTAAAGAGATTACAGATAATAATCCAGATCAGGATGAATATATACCTCAATCAGCTCCTGGTGAACAACCTTGGACAGATGATCCTAAGGGAGTAAGTGAAGAGTTTAAATATGAATGGGTTAGTAAAAGAAAGTATAAAGGTGATACTCACAAATGGGGTAACTTTAGTTCTCCGTCATTATGGGCTAAATGGGGAGATGATGGTCAAGATGGTCAACACCTTAGAGTAATGTATACTAAGACATCTGGTAGTGATGTTAAGCCTAGAGATCCAGATAGATTGAATATTAATCCTGGTAGTATCTGGAGTGTAGGTATGCCCTCTGTGACTGGTAAAGAAGCCATATGGGGTATTCAAGCTTTAGTTACTTTTGATAATAAGTTAGTAATTGATGAATCTCTGCCTGAAGACGAAAGAGGTTGGCAAGGTCCTTATTTAATTACAGGTGTACCTGGTCTTGATGGTAATAACTTTAATTATCAAGTAGAAGCATTCAAATAGAGCTAGACTCAACCTGAGAAGCCTACTAGTAATGACCCATATAATCCTGGTGATGGTTGGGTACTTACGCCTGATATGTCTACTGGTATATGGTGGAAATGTATAGCGTTAGTTCAAGGTGAAACAGGTACAGTAATAGAATGGGGCGCTGTAGTAAAAATAACAGGTCAAGGGGTTGTTATTAAAGGTACTTTAGATTCTACAGATGATCTTCCAGATAGTGGCAATGAGATAGGAGATGGTTGGGTTATTGATGGTTTCTTGTGGGTATGGAATGGTAGTGAATGGGTAAATGTAGGTAAGGTTCAAGGCATGGATGGTAACTACTATGAATACAGATTTGCTAGAAACAATAGTTGGGAAATTGCTCCTTAGTTAAATGCTGCTGAACGTTATCCTGCAGGTTGGAGTTCTACTGCGCCAGCATTAAGTAGTGGTAAAGTATTATGGGCTACATTTGCCCTTATTAATGGTGGAGATAACTCATTAATAGAACAATGGTGTGATCCATACTACATGACCGGTATGACTGGTGATAATGGTGGTTCAGGTATTCCCGGAGTAGGTTATGAGGTTAGATACTGTAAAGGTACTGAAACTACATATACTGGTGAAGCTTGGAGTGATACTATGAAGTGGAAGAGAGACCCTACAGGTTGGTCTACGGATGTTCCTGAACTTACTAATGGAGATGAGTATAATTACATATGGTTTATTCAATGTAGAGTCATTGATGATGAGATGGAAACTGCATGGTCTAAACCTAATCCTATGGGTGGTATAATTACTCCAGATCCAGTAGGTTCACAACCTATAGCATATCCTATGGGTATATATAATACTAGTACTCCATACATTAATGATGGAGAGAAAGCTCCTTATGTATATGATACTAGTGGTGACGGTGACTATTACTTCTTGAAATCAGTAATGACGTGGATTGGTACTCAATAGAATAATGTATCTCCAAATACAGATACATCTGGCGCATGGACTAAGTTAGAAGGATACGAAGCAATCTATACTGACTTACTTATTGCACCTAACTCATTAGTAGGTGGAGCTGTATTTAATAACAACCTGATGTTCTCACAAAGAGGTAAGAATGCTAGTGATGGTGATAGTTCTGAATATCATTTGATTAATACTTCAGATCCTATGAATACTTCTAACTCATTTAGACCTAACTTCTTGTTAGACTTTGAAAATGGTGAAGCGTACTTTGGAGCAGGAGGCATACATTTAGCAGCTGACGCAGATAATACTGAATTAGAATTAACTTCTTCAGATACTAAAATTACTTTAGATGGATCTGGGATTAGTATGATTAACAATACTAGTAGTGGAGCTTTATCTACAGTAGGTACGTATATAAAGAAGAATAATATATCTCAGCTTACTGGTGACTATTAGTTTAAGTTAGACTCTGATGGTATGCAGCTAGGTTAGGCTTAGAGCCCATTTACTAAATGGTTTTAGGTAAGCAACAATGGTAGTATGTACCTTAATGATAGTCTAACAATAGGTGATACAAGTAATGAACACATTACTATTGATAATGGTAGCATGAAGTTAAAAAATAGTTCATTACAAAATATAATTATTACTTATGATAATACTACCTCTTCTATCACACTTAACAATCCTACTGGTATTGATTCATCTAGAGTAGTTATAAAAGCATTAGACGATGATACAGAAGATTCCATTTCTGTAAGAGCTTATGACTCTCAAGGAAATTATAGTAGTATTACTCCTACTGGAATAAGTTCTTCTAATGGAATTGATAAATGGATAATTATAAATAATGGTTATATCGCAGTACATACTCCAGAAGGGTCAGATACTGGATGGACTGGAACTAAAAATGGTTTAAGATTCCAATGTGGTATTTGTGTAGGAACAGCTTAATTAAATTACTATGGATAAAGCAAAAGAATATATAAACAGTAAAACAAACTCTATACTGAAAACAAGTGTTATCAGGAATAATAGGGATGTAGTTGCAACCATAGTATACAATGAATTAACAGATTTATTGGAGTTTAGTAACACATCTAGTGTTACTACTCCTATAGATTCTGAAATACTAAAGAGATACTTACATTAGGTTAAACCACAATTATATAGTGGTATACCTATGAAACTCAAACCGTATTGTATTAAGTGTGGTTGTGGTAATGGATACTTTAGAGGATTGTATGATCCTTATGTATTAGCATTGTTGACAGAGGATGCAGATCCTTGGTTATGGGAAGATAACGGTGTAGTACTGTTAGAATAGTAGAAAGAAAATAATTTGATTGACAATGATAGCAAGAATTAAAGGTTTAAAGATTAGTCAAGCTTCAGAACGTACTGCTGTCACAGGATAGGAAATGATTCCATTCCAAGATGGTGAAAGAAATGGTAAGATCCGAATGATAGAGTTTAAAGATATGACTATGTATATCTTTGATCCTACTATCGTTGATGGTAAAGTAAGTCAAGAAGATTATGACGCATTAAAGCAAGCTATAGAAGAAGGTAAGCTTATCTATACTATTAACTCTAAGAGAAATGGTTTAGACTTAGCAACTGAAGTAGCTATAGTTGGTGGTACTATATACATTGAATCTCCTGATTTTATTAAAGAAGAAGGTACTGATAATATATCTCAAGTGGTATTTGATACTATTACTGTAGATGGTTCATTGAACTATAGTAAAGAACAATATACTACTACAGTTATTAAGACTACCGGTGATGGTACTAAAGTACTTACAGACAATGGTCAGTATGTATATATAGGTAATTTAGCATTAACTAACATTAAGTTTAAAGATGGTACTAATACATCTACTTATGATTTAGTAACCAATGGCATTACCTTTAGACAGAATAGTACTCCATGTGTATCATGGAACACTATCAAGAGTGGTAACAATATCTATATGGATATACGTATAGCTAATGCTACTGCTTCTATGGATGGTCTTATGAGTAAGGAAGATTATGTAGAACTTAATACTACTATTCCTGGATAGATTGAAGACCTAAAGGAAGCTGACTCTAATCTAAGTAATAGAATAGATGATCTTGATGATAAGATTGATAAAGAGATTGCAGATAGAGAAGCAGAGATAGACCGTATAGAGAATAAGTTTGATGGAGTTACTGACAAGTTAGAGGAGGCTCTACAGAAAGAGATTGAAGATAGAAAAGCAGGCGACACTACTATTACTAATAGTTTAAATGCATTCATTAGTACTAAAGGTCAACCTAGCGGTTTAGCTGAATTAGACTCAACTGGTAAGGTTCCTGCAGCTCAATTACCATCTTATGTAGATGATGTATTAGAGTTCTCTACTAAAGCTCAATTCCCTCAGATTGGTGAAACTGGTAAGATATATGTATCTAAGGATACTAACTTAACATATAGATGGACTGGTACTCAATACTTAGAGATTAGTTAGAGTTTGGCATTAGGTGAAACTCCTAGTACAGCGTATCCTGGAGATAAAGGTAAAGCTAATAGAGATGCTTTAAATAGTATGCCTACTAAACTTACTTCATATCTTACTCCTACTACTAGTACTGGTGAATTAGTTAAGATTAACTATAAGTATGCAGCTAAAGATGGTTTAAATTATGGTCCATTACAGGACGATAATATAGATATACCATCAGCTACAACTACTAACGCAGGTGCTATGTCTGCAATAGATAAAGGTAGATTAGATGATTTATATAATGAATTTGGTAGTATACAGAATCCTGGCGATAAACTTGATTCACTACCTAAGAACTTAGTTACTGGTGTAGATGCAACATCTAGAAATGCAACTAGCGTAACTATTAATTATAAGCAATCTGATTTATCTGCAGCTAGTAATTCATATGCGAATCCTATTACTAAGTCATAGACTATACCTGCTGCTACTCAATCTGCAGCTGGTGTAATGACTGCAACTGATAAGCAGAACTTAGACGTTAATATACCTAATAGAATTACTAATCTAGATAATAGAGTAACTACTGAAGTAGATAGATTAGAAGAGCTTATCGAGAGCAGTTCGTCTGAGATTATTAACGATTTGAATGTAGAGATTCAAGCTAGAAAGGATGGTGATAATTAGTTACAGACTAACATCAATAATCTGTAGTCTACTATGAATACAGAATTAGCTAAGAAGGTTGGTAAAGTAACTGTAGCTGGTTCTGGTAATGCTGTTACTACTGCATCTATTAGTGGTGATACTCTTACTTTAACTAAAGGAGCTACATATAATAACTATGTACATCCTGCTGGTTCTGCACCTAGTAAAGCATCTGGATTCTATAAGTTCTCTACTGACTCTACTAGTCATGTAGCTAGTGTTACTGCTGTGGCTAAGTCCGACATTACTGCTTTAGGTATACCAGGGCAAGATACTACTTACGGTAACGCCACATAGTCTACTAGTGGTTTAATGTCTGCTGCTGATAAAACTAAATTAGATGGAATATCTACAGGAGCAAATAAATATGTTCATCCTACAGGAGAAGCTGCAAATAAGACTTTAGGGTTATATAAGGTAGCTACAGACGCAACTAGTCATGTTAAACAAGTTGCAGCTGTAACTAAAGCTGATATAACTGCTTTAGGTATCCCTGCATAGAATACTAATACTACTTATACATTTGCTAATGGTTCTGCTGGTAATTTCACAGTAACTCCATCTGGAGGTAGTGCATAGACTGTAAGCGTTGGTAAGCCAGCTAATGCTGGCAATGCTGACACAGTTGGTGGTATTAGTCCATCTGCTTTTGTAAAAAAAGCTGGGGATACTATGACGGGAGTATTATCAATAAATCAAACTTCATCTGGCTAGCCTTTAACTTTGCGCGGTAATAATACTACGGGTCTTATCTAGTTTGTTAATAACGAAGTAGAAACTGCAGAAGTAGGGTATACAAATTCATTAGGAGCATATTTATACAATGATAAACTGACAACTCATCCATGTATATCATTAGGCCGCGTAGATAGTTTAAATGAAGGAGCAACTTTCTATTATGGAGGTACTCATTATAAATTACTCCATAAAGGTAATTATGCTAATGAGTTAGATAAAAGATACTCACCATATACTGTATATGATTACGATAAGGGTTGTTTAGTAAAACTAAAAATATCATCTAATAGCAACACAATGGCAACAGTAAGAATTTTTGGTAATTCTTATAATAGTACACCTCCGTTTGATACAGTAATATAGTTTTATAACTATAATAGTGGAAATTCAATTTTACAATATACTGGGGTTAACAATGGTGCTAGTTTTGGGGATATAAAAGTATTTATACATCGAGGATACGTTCATCTATGGTTTAAATAGACGCGTACATATCAAACCTTTATGGTTTATGCGAATGTTATGAACAGCGCAGATTTAGTTAACGTAGTTGAATCCATAACCAATGAAGCTAAGCCTACTTCTGGAGTGACTAGAGAAGTAACTATAACTCCTAAATAGGCTATATATGCTGGAGATAATATTATTAGAGCAGCTGGAGGTATAAATATAGAGCACACAAATGAAATAAATTCATATAATAGTAATCTATTTTTGAACCATAGAAATACGGATGGAACCAAAAATATCATAATGTGTGGTAATGGCGGAGGCGTTGTAATAGGTAGTAATATTACACCATCTCAAAAACTACATGTGTTAGGTGGTATTTTATCTACTGAAAAAATATACGCAGCTGGTGGTTTCTTCAAAGAATCTGATGCTAGATTAAAATCAGATATTAAACCTTTAGACCATACTCTAGACTAGATATGTTCTATACCCACTGTATCATTTATAATGAATGATTAGAAGCAAATAGGTACTATAGCATAGAACTTAGAGGAATTAGGTTTTGAGGACATAGTAACTGAAAGTGATACTCTTAAGTCTGAAGTAAGTAATCCCGAACAGTTTGAATTATTCACTAAAGATGGTGAAGAGTATGTTAAGGTTAAGAAGGTAGAGTATGAGATGTTAGGTGTATTAGCTATTGAAGGAGTTAAGATGCTTAAGGATGAGATTGAAAAGCTTAAAGCTGAAATAGAAACTTTAAAGAATAAGCAACATGAGTAATGAAATAGCAACATATTCTATGATATTAAGTAAGCTTAGTCTAGGTAAGAGTGGGACAGAATGTCCTACTAAGACCTAGATTTTAGCTATTAATTCATTAATCGTTATTGATAATGCTTCTACTTATGGAGCTAATGAATGTGTAAAGATAGATGATATACGTAAGAAAGCAGAGACTTGGAATTACTACTTAACAGTATCACCTACTAGTATGACATTTGGAGCTGGCGGTGGTAGTAAGTCTTTTACTGTTAGTTCTTATAAAAGAAAGGTATTGGATGGGGTAGAATAGAGTGGCGATACTAGTGTATCATTAAAGTCTACTACTATATCTGGTACTGGATTCTCTTTAAGTGGAACTACAGTAAGTGCTTCTGCTAATGAAATTACTTCAAATAGAACAGGTACAGTTACTATAACTCAGAATGAGTCTAATAAGACAGTTACTATTAGTTTATCACAGGATGGGGATGATGTTAGTTCATATGGTGAATGGACTATATCTGTATCAGCTAATCCTACTAGTGTATCTAGTAGTGGAGGTACTTCTACTATTACAGCTAGTGCTAAGAGAACCGTATATTGGGCTAGTGGAGATGTTACTGAAGAAACAGGTAATCCTACATTATCTACTAACTTAGGTAGTCTTAGTAGTAGCTCTTCACCTAGTACTTTAACATTAGGAGAGAATACATCTACATCTAGTAGAACTGCTACTATTAAAGCAACTCATGGTGGCAAGTCTGCCACTTGTACAGTTACTCAAGCAGGTGCTGAACCTACTATTGAGTATGTATTTACAATTAGTCCGTGGCAAGTTAATGTTGGAGCTAGTGGTGGTACAGGAGATATAGGCTTTACTTCATATAAGTTGGTAAATGGTAATCAGATCAGTTTAGGATATAGTATAGATAGTAGTACATTACCTTCGTGGGCAACATATAGTAATGGTAGATTTACTATAAGTTCTAATTCATCTACATCTTCTAGATCTGCAAATGTTTACTTCCAATAGGAAGAATCTGGAAAAAGAGATTATGCTACAATATCACAAAGCGGTTATGTACCACCTGCAGATAATTATGTATTTACTTGGGAAGATGGTAGTACCTCAGATGTTAGCGCAAGCTTCCCGTGGGATTTCTCTGCTAATGGAACTGCTGCCAATATACCTGTAATATCTACTAAGAATGGTAGTAGTCAATCTTGGAGTGTGTCTAGTAAACCTAGTTGGATAACTACTTCTACTACTAGTAGTAAAGTGACTATCAGTGCATCTGATAATAGTGGATCTGCAAGAAGTGGAGAAGTAGTGTTAACCTAGAGTGGTTCTGATAAAACACTTACTGTTAATGTTAGTCAAGCGGCTTATTCTGCAACAGTAGAATGGAGATACAAGTTCGGATTTAATAATGGGGTTAGGGACAATATATCAATTGCAATCAGAAAAATGAAAGAGTATGATGGCGCTTCAGTTACTTTTGCTAGCTATAAATCTAAATATGTGGACGGAGTAGAAGACGTTAGTTCTAGACAATACGTAGATTTTAGTATAGGAGATTACGCTTCTTGGGCAACTGTAACTAAAGTATCTAGTTCCATTGCTAATGAGGGTAAATTTAAATTTACACTGTCATCTAATTTTAATAATAAAAGTAATAGATAGACATTTGTTACTGTAACACAAAATGAAAGTAACAAATCTATTACCTGTGATATTATGCAAGTAGGTAGTGACGCATTTGTTGCAACGTACTATTTGCATGTTAGAGGAAGTGATACTTATCCTGATGAAATTAGCTTTGGAATTGTAACCACTCCAACAACAAAATAGTATGAGTGGGAGAGTACGTTTGAAGTACATACTGTAGATTCGGACTATGATGCATATACCTATAATTTCGGAGCTATTAGCGAGGTAAAAAAGGTAACTGTTAGCGCATTAATGACTACAACTTGGTTTGGTTATGAATATATACAGAATGGTGGAAGTTACTAGTATGATTTATTGAAAGTTAATGCTCCTAAGTCTGATGGTATAAATCATAGTGAAAAATTATACATTTTACAACTTGTTACTTCAGCCCCATCAACTAGCTATAATTATAGAGAGATTACAAATACACCAATAGCAGCTGAGATATTAGTGACACAGAGAGGTAATATAATATCGTGAATCCGTATTTAGCACATATGACAGATAGAGAATTGTTGGAGCAGATATATCTTCTGCTCCTTCAAATCAACGTGAAGGTAAGTGAGATAGATAACGATACTAAACAATTTGGTATGAACGTAGCAGCCAATCTAGTTGGTGATGCTCTAATGATGAATAACAATGATGCCGAGAGAAGAAATAATTAAACAGCTTAAACCTTACTTTAACGTAAAGGAATTAGTATGTAATCACATATATAGTAGATTTGGAGAATAGTCATGGATGTTCTTAAGTACTTAGTTACTACATGTGTTACTGTGTCTACGTACTGATATTTTACGAATGCCAATGCATATTAATACAAGCACTATGCATCAAAGGGGTATGCGTTGCAACCTGTGTCCTTTAGTAAAGAGTAAGAAAGGAGTGTATGTTAGCGGTCACACGACTGGTAACGCAATTGACTTTACTTGTGATAATAAGACTGCAGAAGAAATAAGAGAAATGATAAAGGCTAAACCTTTATTGTTACCATGTAAAGTACGTTTAGAGGATGGTGTATCATGGGTTCATATCGATGTATATGATGATGGTACAGAAGATAAAATAACAACATTTAAAGCATAACATATGTTACAAAGAGAGATAGTTAGATTTAGAGCATCAGATACGCAGCCTAATCCTCTAGAAGTAGATTATTGGATTGACGTTACTTCTAACTACTATGGTGGTTGTATTAGATATTATCGTAATGATACTAATACATGGGAGATGCTAGATTTGAATGATAAACAAGTAGATGCTATCATTGATTATATTAATAGAGCTCTTGATTAGATAGAACAGTTTATTAATGAAGCTATAACTGAAATCAGAAATGAATTAGCTGAATTTAAAGATGAACTGAAAGAGGAAGTTAATAAACTGTGGTAGTACGTTAATCAGAAAGTAGAAGAGTTAACTGCTCAGATTAACAATATTAGAAATGAGATTAATAATATCAAAGGTGATATTAATAATATCAAGTAGGATATTACAGATATCAATAACAACATTGATGATATAAACCAAGATATTACTAACATCAATTCTAGTATTGAAGAAATACGTCAAGATATAACTGAAGTAATAGGTGGGGATTTAAGTTCTATTCAACAGAAGATTACTGAATTAACTCAGAATATTCAAGAGTTAGATAGTAAGATTGATCAATAGATTAGTGATTTAAGAAGCTATGTAAATAGTGAGATTGCTAAAGCTAAGAATGAACTTAAGACTTACGTAGATGGTAAAGTTACTGACCTTACTGAATTAATTAATCAAGAGATTGAAAATAGAACTAATGCTGATAATAATCTGCAATCTCAGATTAATGAACTTAAACAATTAATTACTAATGCACAAAATGCTATTGATACCCATGCTGCTAGAAGAGATAATCCTCATATAGTTACTAGAGCTCAATTGTCATTAGCTACTACTGATAGTGTTGTATTTAATAAAGTAAGTGCTCCTAGTGGATTCTTTAAAGAATAATAGTTATGAATAAATGTGATGGCATAAAGATATTGGAGCTAGATCCTAAGCGCAATCTTGAAGGTAGTGAATACATGGTTGTAGCTGAAAAGGATTAGAACTATAAAGCTCCTATAAACTAGATTGTTGATTTAGTAATTAATGATAGTAGAATCAAAGACTACATAGATACTACTATAGAATCTTCAATAGGAGATTTTAAGAATGAAGTTAATCAAAGTATATCTGAACTCACTAGTAAGATAAATAATCTAGATAGTAAGATAACTACTGTTAACAATAGAATTACTAATCTAGAATCTAGTATAGATGATATTGAACAGAGTATAACTAGTATCAATAATAAGATTACTAATATTGAAAATAATCTTGGTAATGTTGGTGAATTACTTGATGAAGAGTATATTACTCAGCTAATAAATAAACTTATTAGCGAGAATAAGATATCTGTGTTAGACCCAGTACAGCAAGCAATGAACAAAGGTACTGGCGTTGTTTTAGCGTTACCTAGTGCTAATAATGGTAAGATATCATTACCTATATGGACTGGTACTGAAGCTGAATATAATTAGCTTACTAAAGTAGCAGGTATGACTTATAATATTATTGATGAGGAGAGTGAGTAATGTTAGAGTTAGGTATAGCAGGGGGACGAGCAGTTCCCCTACAAAAGAGAACTGTAGGCAATACTAATATATCTGATGTATTTGATGGAGTAAATCATATATGGCCTACTAGGGATGATGTAGCTTACTTCTATGATTTCAATAGTATATAGTTGAGATTCATATGGACTGATTCTAACGGTAGAGATTTTGATACCGGTACTAACATCACTAACGCTCCTAGTATCCCTAGTGAAATAGTAGGATGGCGTTGGGGTTCGTCTGAAAATAGAACTCAACCGTTTTTATACTGGGGAGGCGATAACACTCAATCTGGAGCAGAGTGTGTAATGGTAGACATTAAATCCATACAAGATGTATATACTAATGATCCTAGTTTAACTATGCCGGAATAGTTAATTGTATAGCTTAGAGGAAACTGGTTTGGAAATAAAAATGACGGTATTGTGACTGTTGAATGTACTGCTTATAAAGGAGGAGTTATAGTAAAAGCATATCAAATGAAGGGTAGTGATATGGGAGTAACAGGTCAATCATTTGTATTCGCTGATAAAGATGGTTGGGTGTCTGAAGAAGGTATGCCTAATAAAATATGGGTTGGAGAAGCTGTTAAATACGTTGATAGATGGTATAAAATTAATCCTGTAGATGATAGCGTAGAAGGTATGCCCAATTTAACGATATAGAGAGACTTTACACATAAAGGTACTTTAAGTACTTCCGTTAATGGTTATGTTACATTTAATGGTAAATAGTATAAGACATGGAATGATTAGACTAATGTAGACGGAGATATAATAATAGGATCTGTTAGATGTCTGAATACTGATACTATGACTGAGGAAGGATAGATTAAAGTAATCGCTATGAATGAGAATGGCACTATATACAATGATAGTATAAGTACTGCATTCAGATATGGATATGTAGCGGGTAATAGTGAAAAGAGAGGTCAGCAGTTTATTAGGAGTTATGTAAGCAGTAGAGACGGTTAGGCAGCAGATGAGGAATTTGCTGTAGTTAATTACTTTGATAAGACTGAAGCTGGTCAAGTTGTAGCATTAAATCCAATAACATAATGAAAACAATATTGTATATTTCAATGATGAATATACGAGATAGAAAGAATACAATACTCCAGAACAGGAGATTATTTAATTATTAAATATTTGCAAATATGGTTAAACAAGAAAATCCTAATTTCATAGCATCTAAGTATGCTCCAAATCCTAAAGAAGTTTCTTACTGGATTGACTTAGCAACAGATAGTACAGGTAATGTTATTAAGTCATATAGTCCTGATCTTAAGAAGTGGATACCGTTAAATAGAGATGCTAATGTAGACCAATGGACTCATATTAAAGAGATTGTTCAATCTGTTGGTTTAAACTATGATAAGAATAGTGACATTATATCTTTGCCTGATAATAGTAGCAATAACTACTTTAAAGGTACTAGTATAGTAGATGCTATTAATAAAGGTGATGCTGCTGTAAAAGCTCAAGTAGATAGACTGGATACTAAGATTGATGATGTGAATGAAGACTTATAGGACTTCAAAGCATTAAAAGGTCAACCTAATGGTCTTGCTGAACTTGATGGTAATGGTAAAGTACCTGCTAGTCAATTGCCTTCATATGTTGATGATGTGATGGATGCATATGCTACTTATACTGTATCCCCTACTGGAGTACTTTAGGATATACAGTTATATGCAGATGCTGAACACGAAACTCCTATCGTAGGTGAGAGAGATAGAATCTATGTTAATGTAACTCCTGGTGAAGTAAGCTATCAATTTAGATGGTCTGGTTCACAATGGGTACACATAGATTCTAATGCTATTATTATTGGTGATATTACTGGTACTGCTTATGATGGCGGTAAGGGTAAAGCTATGGAGAATGTAGTTGGTTCTATGCCAGATAATTTATTAAGTACATTCCAGTTAGATCAGACAGATGTTAATAACATTACTATCAGTCTTACTGGAGTAGAGAAGAGTGATGGTAGATATGTAGAATCTACTTTAGCTGATATTACTATTACTCCTGCTACTAATACTGTCGCTGGTTTAATGACTGGTGCTGAGAAGTTAGCCATTAATGAAACTCTTCCTGATGCAATTAATGATGAAAAGGTTGCAAGAGAGAATGCAGTGAAAGAACTCAAAGCTAAGGATACAGAACTTCAAGGTAATATTGACAGTTTAGAGACAGCTTTAAATCAAGATATTACAGAACTTAGAACTACTTTACTTAAAGTAAATGATAAGGTAGGTTTAACTGAAGCTAATGAAATGCCTGACTTATCAAGTACTAATTACTTAGCAGATAGTCCTAGTGCTATAAGTGCTGCAGTTACTCTTGATGAAGAGATTGGTAAGCTTAGTAGAAATGAAAACGAACTGTGGTATGGTGTTAAGTTTGACTTAGCTAATAGTTCTAGTCCTGATGGTGTACGTACTGGTAATATGGAGATGCATAGAACACTTCCTATCCAGAGTAAGATGAGAGGTTGTACTATTAATAATGATGACAATACTAAGAGGTATTTAAAAGCAGACGATTGGACTAAGTGGGAAGATGGCACTGCTGTAGTTCAAGATAGTAAAGGCCTCAGTCCAGAAACTTTTGTAGAACTTCCAGAACATTATAGATTGTTAGTAGCTACTCCAGATAATACAGTTGAAATTCGTATGAGTGAGTATAATCTTCCGGGTTATATTAAGGTAGAGAAGAAGTATATAGGTGCTTATGAAGCTACTGTGAATAGTTCAGCCATAAGTAACTTACTTAGATCTATTAGTAATCCAGAAATTAACTTTAAACCTGTTGTAGATACTACCATAGATCAATTACAAACTTGGGCTAGAAGTGCAAATAGTACCTATCCTCGTACTAATAACTGGAATATCTATACTTATGACGCTCACAGAGATCTTACTTGGTTATTCGTAGTAGAATATGCTACTCTGAATAGTCAGAAAGCATTTAATGCTAGCTTAACTGCAGAAGGTTATCATCAAGGTGGTTTAGGTGATGGAGTAACTACAAGAACTGTAACTGTAAATGGAGCTACTACATATTCTTTTGTACCTTGTGGTACTACTAATTCATTAGGTAATAGTACTGGTATAATCGAATATACACATACTAATACTAATGCAGAGGGTGCATCTACTGGTACTAAGACAGTTAATGTTCCTAGATACCGTGGTATTGAGAATCCATTTGGTCATGTGTGGAAGAATGTAATTGATGTAGTAGTTGCTGGTACTGATAATAGTGTATACATCTGCAAAGATTATACTAAGTTTGGTACATTTGAAGGAGGAACTAATCCTACTGCAGAGCAATTAATTGCAGCAGGTTATGAATTACAAGACTTTAAAGAAAGTACAATTACTGATCAATATGTAAAAAAACTCGTTAATAATAATTAGGCAGATCTATTCCCAACTGTAATAGGAAATGGAGCTAGTGCTACAACTTATTATTGTGATTATCACTGGACTAGTGCTATAGCTACACCTAGAATTCTTCTCATCGGCGGTAGCTCAGTCAATAGGTCTCATGCGGGTTTGTTCTGTTTGTTTTCTTACGGTGGGTTGGGCGTTTCCTATGCTGATGTCGGGACTCGAATTACCTTCTATGGTGAACCCGCTTTACCGGCAGCTCCAGCTACATTAGAGTTAAATGATGAGGATTATGAACAATTGGATTCTATAGAATCTGAAGAAAACTGGTTTTAATTAACCAATAAAAGGTTGCAGTCATATAGGATGGATTTAAACATTGTAACGGTATTAATTTAAAGAAGATATTACGCTATAAAGAGCTATTAGTTTATGCAAGAAGATTTTCAAAACAGAAACCTTAAATAAACCTTATCGTTATATAATTATAATCTCAAACGGAATTTAGAGCCCTCTCAGATTTTACTCCCCTTTTAATCTGTCAGGGCTTATTTGATTTTTATTATCAGCTACTATCTATGAATTACCAACAATTAGGAGAACATACTATGTCAATATTTAAGAACATGTTCAGTAGTACGGATAAATGCGTAGCTTCTGTTATAACTGGGCTACTTTCTATATTCGCACCTGTATGGGTTCCTATCACTGCTGTCGGTATATTAATACTACTTGATGCTATCTATGGTTATAAAGTCTCTAAAAAATACGGGCATCCTAAGATTGAATCACATAAAGCATGGAAAACTATATGGAAGACTAGAGATGCAGCAGTAGCAATAACTAGTGCATCAATAATAGATTAGCTGGTAGTAACCTCTATTAACCTGCACGCTGTAGAAATAGTAGCAGGAATGATAGCCTTAGTTGAGTTTTGGTCGTTACTAGAATCATTTAGCGACTTATATCCTAAATGGAAAATATGGAAAATCCTCAAAAAGGTTATAAAAGCAAAAGGAGAGAAATATTTAGATATATCATTAGATAAAGAATTACCAGATGATTCCAATACTGAATTAGTTAGTTAATTGGTTTACAAGGAATTTCAGAGCAGTCGCAGTAGGTTTAGTTAGTTTACTTATTGCGACTGTTTTTGTTTAGAACCATTAGCTATAGAAAAAGAATAAAGAGATTGACAGAATAACTAACAATGTTAGAGCTTATGAACAGTTAGCATCCTAGAAGGAATAGTTAAACAGAGTACTATAGCTTACTATAGAAGAATTAAATACTAGTAATGATAGTTTATTAAAAGAAACCAAGGATGCTTAGAAAAAGCTTAAAATCAAAGACAAGAACCTAACTAATATAAATGTAATCAATACCGAGATTAAAGATTCAGTTAGAACTATTATAAAACATAAGCTAATAGATTTCGACGAAGAACTTAAAATTAATCCATTAACAACTATCATAGTTAGTAGAAAGGATTCAATCCTTAAAGCCACATTAGATATTAAGAATCAGTAGATTCTGTTTGTAGAAGAGAAGAAAGAATACAAGAATAAGTACCGTAACGGCTTTATTAGGTTCTTGCACTTTGATTGGAAACGTATGCGTACCAAAAAATATCAGATAGTTAACAGTAATCCAATAATCAAGGTAACTGATACTCGTGTAATTGAGTTACCAAAATGATAATCAATATATTCAATAATATTAATCAATAATAATATGCATAGAATATTTCGTGTAAAGGCTTACGAAGCAGAACACGGTCCTCACTTCAATGAGGAACATGCCCGTAAAGCTGTAAGTAAAATGGAAAATGAGGACGGTACTCGTGGACCACATTGGTCTGTAGAAGAAACTACCGCATTAGCTAGCCAATACGGAATAAATCTGGGTAGCAGATTTAACCGTTATGATTGGTTCGTAGCACTCAACATGGTTTATTCTGACTACTATAAAGTAATTATAAGTATGACTAATTCTAACAGCACTAAGCATTTTGTTGAATTAGCAAAGGCTTGGATCAATGATAAAGACATTGATGAAGGTAAGATGTGGTATTACTATATTTACGTTATGTGTGATAAGATCAGACAAGCTGAAATGGAATGCTATGAGGAAGAAGTTGAAAAGCGTGATAAATACGAAGAAGATGATGATGACGAATTTGAACGTATCGGCTTATTCCGTAGAGGTGGTAGAAGAGGTGGTATGATGCGTGGTGGTCGTAGAGTATATTCTACTAGCAGAGCTAGAGACTATGAAGACGATTATGAACGTATGCTCGAAAGAGAAAAAGAGTACGAACCTTATTCAGAATATGGACGTGGCAAAGCAGTTCGCTACGTTAGATATTAATAAAAATCAATTTTTTAAATTAAATCAATTATGTTAGAAGATAGAATTATTGTGCAGGATCGTGGTATAGATGCTGGTCTTGCTGCTTTAATATAGAATGCTAATAAAGGTAATATGGATCCCGCTGCTTTGATGGCTATGATGAACAACGGTGGTTTCGGTGGAAACGGCGGTTGGTGGTGGATTTGGATCATCCTGATCTTCTTCTGCTGGGGCGGTTTCGGTGGTAATGGTTTCGGTCGTGGAGGTAATGACGCAAGTCGTTTAGCTTCTCAGCTGAATAATGACGCTAACACCAACCTGTTAATGCAAGCTATTAATGGCAATAAGGAAGCTATAAGCTCACTGTCTAATACTTTGAATTGTGATATTAATGCTGTTCAGACAGCTCTTAATACTATCAATTCTGGTGTAAGTCAGATTTCTTGTGATACTAAATTGTCTAGCTGTGAAGTAATCAATGCTATTACTTCAGGTAATGCATCTCTTGCTTCTGAGTTAGCTAATTGCTGCTGCACTACTCAGAGATCTATTGATGCTGTAAATAACAATATTACTAAGATGGGTTATGAAAACCAGTTGTCTGTATGTAATCAGACTAATAACTTAGTTAATACTATGAACAGTAATACTTTAGCTCTTCGCGATAGTGGCGCTGCTAATACTCAATCTATAATTGCTAAGTTAGATGCTATGCAGAATCAGGCATTACTTGATAAGATTGACAGTTTACGTGAGAGAAACTCTACACTGCTTACTCAGTTAAGTCAAGAACATCAGACAGCTACTTTTGGTAATATGATTAGCTCTGCTACTGCTCCGATTGTAACTAAACTGAACTCTTTACAGTCAGATGTGGATGGTATTAAATGTAAATTACCTAATACAGTAAGCGTTCCTTATCCGCAATTGTCATGCTATAATCCTGAAATATTTAGAGCTGCTGCTATGGGGGCTTATGCTGGTGATGCAGCCTTTAATGGAGTAGGTTATAACAATGGTTGTGGTTGTGGTTGCTAATAAAGAAAGGAGGTAATTATGTATCCTTTCTATAATGTACAACCGTTATTCCCATTTTGGGGTCCATTTTTATTTGGAAGGCGTCGTAGAAGATTAAATACTATATCTGGAATTCCAGTACTTAAAACTACTGGGGTAGTAGCTACTTCTACTGAAGTAAGATATGACGTTAATTATCAAGAGTATAGAAGTTTACCAAACGAAGGATTGTTCTTTCTGGATGTAAGACAGTCTTCTGCTGAAGCTAGCGCTTCATTACCAGTAGGTTTATCAGATGGTAACAGTGAAAATAATAATCAATCTATGCTTCGCAACGCTCTACAAGAAGATGTACAAGCAGGTGACCTACAACTAAACTTTAGATATTTAATATATTATAATAAATGTAATAATGTCTATTAGTTAGTGAATGCTTATCCTGCAAATATAACCGCACCAGGTGCGTAATAATAAACAAAAGGGCTCTTAATTGAGCCCTTATAAAACTAACTTATTATGTTATTCAATCAATTAAATATAGGTGACAAGGTATATATAATAGAAGTAGTTGGTACATTCAAGAAAACTACTGAGTATAATGAGGGTTCTGTTACTCAAGTAAGTTCAATATATGATGAGCCACTACCACCAGGATAGTTCCCTATGCCTAATCAACCCAGAAAGAAAGTAGTAGATATAACTATATAGTGTAATGGAGAGACTAAGAAGTTTACTATACCTGAGAATAAATCAGTTATAACAGATAATTCTATAGGTCTTACTATATCTACTGATAAACAAGAAATTATAAATATAGTACGTAATCAATATAATACGTATAAGTAGAGGAAAGAGGCAATAGCTAAATGCGATGAAGAAATGGCTAAGTGCCAAGTATTATTAGATAAGCTGGGAGTAGATAATGAACCAGCTAGAGAGAATGATAAAATATTAGAACTATAGAAAGAAGTTAGTGAGTTGAAGAATATAATAAGGAAAGCTAATTAGATGGTTCCACCACCTATGAAGGAAATGCTCCCTTAGGATATGAAGAATGCTATGGATAAGGTTGGTCAATAAGATCAACCTTTTTTATTTTAAGCCTTTTTAAGACCGCTATTACTTGAATTAAAGGATTGTATTACTAATAATAGAAAGTGCCTATAACAGCCTTAAAATGCGTTATATGGCTTATAACGTTATTAAAACATAATATATTATGACACTCAATTAGCTTGTAGATAACATTCTACTTATTGCTCGTAATAATAATATTGCAGAGTCTGAGCATTTAAGTAGAATACAAATTGAAAAGTGGATTATAGGTTACAGGGCTATGTTAATAAAGCAAGACATAGATAAAGACAGAGATATAAACGACATGTATCTTACTACTATAGAACCTATCCATTTAGACCGTGAAGAAACTGTACCAGGTTACTTTACTTATGTAGGAGATAAAGAGCTCCCTAAGTTAATAGACTTTAACTATAGACCTGGAGTAATAAATGTACGTGATATGTTTGGTAATATAATTTAGATAGGTAGTCGTACTAAAGCTAAATTATAGAAGTATAGAAAGGCTACATGTAAAGATTATATTGCATGGGTTAAGAATAACAGAATATACGTAGATGGTGATTCTAATCAGCTAGAGTATATCAGCGTAGATGTAATAGCTGAAGATCCTACAGAACTCAATGCTTGTTTTGATCCAGATAGTGAATTTCCTATACCATCTGCAATGATACCGACTATTACACAAATGATATTAGAAAGAGAATTACGTTTTATGATTACTATGCCTAGTGATGATACTAATGATTCGCATGATGATACATAGAACAGAGTTAGTGATAAATAATTGATGTATGAAATATTAGAGAAAGAGTTATACTACTACTGATTTCTATGAAAGCTATAAATAGTACATAGAACCTAATACACCATATGATATTGACTTATAGACATATAAGAACATTATTAATGACTACTTTTAGTACATTAGAGACGAAGTAATGTACAACTGTAAAGAGTTTAAGTTTCCATGTAGATTAGGTACTTTACAAATCATCAAACATCAACCAAAAGAATTTACAGGTAAGAGTCTTAGATGGGACTGGAAAGCTACAAAAGAATTAGGCAAGCCGATTTATTTACTTAATGAACACAGTAATGGATGGAAATACCGTTTCTTTTGGTCAAAGAAAGATAGTCTACTTACTAATAAAACTAAGTATTAGTTTATAGCTTCAAGAGATAATAAGAGGGACCTCTGTAAAATAATTAAAAATCGTATAAGAGACTATATAGAATTATGATAAACAACAGAATGATATCCTCTAAAACTGTAATAGCAAAGGCTATTGCAGATTTCAATTTATAGGAGGACTAGATAAGAATATCAGATTGGAAGGAGTGGTTACTCGAGGGAATGCTTAAGATTGGAGCTATACAGTAGTTTGAACATAAAGTAGAAGTACTTCCAATAGAATGCCACCAAGTATCATTGCCTTGTGATTTATACAAATTAGATTAGGTAGCGTACTCATACTGCTGTAATGGTGGTTGGTTACCTATGAGAAAAGCTACATCAAGTTTTGGTGTATCTCACGATAATCAATGCTGTAGTAAAGCTTGTATGTTGATACAGGATGCAGCTATGTTTCCATTGGTTAAGAATATGTTTAATCTTACTAATGATAGAGAAGCATTAGACAAGTTAAATGAGGATAATAACCTTAGAGAAACATTAAGTGCATTAATAAACCAGAATACGGTGCCTACAGCAAACGGTAGATATCTAGGTAACAGAATGGGGCATAAAGATGGTACTATGTATAGTTATGATTTACAGTATATGACTAAGCCAGGTTATATAATGACTAATGTACCTAGGGGATATATTAAGATATCTTATTATGCTATATATACAGATGAAGATAGTATGCCAATGATACCGGATTTAGAGTCTTATAAGGAGGCTTTATTATGGTATCTGGGAGTTAAACACTTTTATCCCCTTAAATTAAAAGGATAGATAAGCCAACAAGATTACTATGATATGAGAAATAGTTGGAATTTTTATCGCAAATAGGCCTATGCTGAAGCAATGTCTCCAGGACCAGATGAAATAGAATCGATAAAGAATACCTGGCACAAACTATACCCAGAGATGAATGATCACGATACTTTCTTCAGTACTAGTGGCGAAGAACAGATATTATATAACCAAGATAGCGCATTAAGATTGATATGATAAGTAATACTGCACAAGTTAATACATTTACGCAAGGTCTTAATATGGACTAGGACGTAAATTTGATACCGGATACTCAGTATAGATATGCTGAGGATGTTCGTGTTATCACTAATGATGGAGGAACTACAGGAGTATTACAAAGTATAGAGAACCCTAGAAGATACGATACTATTATACCTAAAGATGAGACGATAATAGGTACTACTACTATAAATGATATTGCAGTAGTAATAACTAAAACATCTGATAACATTAATAAGATATACAGATTAATGGGGTTCGATACCAACATGCCTCAAATCAAGTTAGTATGTAAAGGAGCTTTAGGATTATGTGAAGATTTATCTAAAAATCCTACACTAAGTATTGTAGGTAACTATGAATCAGATACTAATATAAAGATATACTTTACTGATGGAAACAGTCCTATTAAGATTGTTAACATAATGAGTAATAAGTATATAGACAATTCTAATCTTATAGATGAGAATGGGAATATAATCAATCCTGGTTCATTAGAAATAACTCCAGTAGTAAGTTTATTGCCGTTTAAATTCCGTTGGTTATCCGAAGGTAACCTTAAAGCTGGAATGGTAACGTATTGTTATCAATTATTTAATGTGCATGGCACTGAAACTGTTACTTCTCCAATGAGCGAGCTAATTCACTTAACAAATAGTGTAACTAGCCAAGGTAGTTCTGAATATAAAGGTACTGGCTTGAATAAATCATCTAACAAATCAGTAATGTTATCTACTGAGCTATCTCTTTAGGACTTCAATAAGTTAAGAGTAATACGCCTATTTTATGAACAGAATAACTCTACTCCTGTTATTAGTATAGTAGATGAAATAGATATTCCAGATGGTCAAACAAATATTCAGTATGTAGACTATGGCTCTACATTGAGCGATATATCCATAGATGAATTTAATGCTATGACTGGTTATTAGTTTATAGCGTAGACTCTTGCTAAGATGCAAAACAGACTATTCGCTGCTAATGTAACAGAGAATACTTGGATACCAGAAGATGAAGATGGTAATGACTATGATGCTAGAGCATATAGAGCTAATTCAGAAGGAAGCGTATAGTTATTATCTAGTTTAGATAGTAATAACATTCGCCTATCTATAACAGATGATGAAGCTATAAAACGCATTCCTATTACTCATGACTGTATAAATCCTTTTAATAACACAAAGTATACAAAGGATGCATCTAATTCCTAGAATGTATATATATACAATAAGGAAGGTGAATTAGGTGGTTATGGTATTAATATAGAATATTCATTCATAACTACAGATATAAATTTAAGCAATAAACAAGATAAGTTTAGATTAGATCAATCTTGTAGTATGGATGTATCTACTGTTAGAAACAATACTAGATATATCAATAGAGGTACAGACAAGATGCCTGAGATAGTACAACCTACTAAAGAACAGTAGAACAATTCATATATACCTAACTATGCTGATCCTTATATAGCTGCTAATTATAGAGGTTACCAAAGAGATGAGATATATAGATTTGGTATAATATTCTACAATGATAAATCTGTAGCTTCTCCTGTACTCTGGATAGGGGATATTAGAATGCCTCATGCTTCTCAAATGCCTCCGTTTAGATATGAGAACAATACTCTTATAGGTAATGCTTTGGGCGTAGAATTCAAAGTAAAGAAGATGCCTGTAGGTGCAGTGAGTTACGAGATAGTTCGTTGTGATAGAACTGAACGTGATAGGACTGTAGTTATGCAAACAGTAGGTAGTTACGTATATGAGTATAGAATTCAAGAGCAGGATAAATATGTAGGATAGGGATCTGAATTAGATAGTAGTTTGGAGATGAGACCTACTCCTTTCTTCTGTAGTTTGATTGGTGAACAATTAGCAATATCAACAGGTACAGAGGAAGATATTGGTAATTTCTCTCTTACTATGAGAGTAAATGATTATATACGTTTAGTATCTCCAGAAATATGTGTACAGGGTGATGATGCAACTAAACTGTTTGAAGGAAGTGTATACTTAGATGGTATAGGCTCATACTATTCTCCATTTGTAGGTGGTAAAGTAAATGATAGCAAGTTTGATGATTTTAAAGATAACTATGTAAATGGTAATACTATTGGTAATAGTGTAAGTCGTAGTATATTTGCTGCGGCGGATTACGTTACTCAGATAGATGGTAGAGTATTGCAGCAAGATACTGTGCCATATGTAGGTTATGGTAGTAGATGGGGTCTTAATGTATTAGCTGTAGGATTCCCTTATCAAGATAGTAGAGGTAATAAGGTGTACCGTGGAGCATCAATAGCTAAATATTTCGTTCCAACATTTGGGCAATCTCAATCTACATCGTATATTGAAGATGCTAAATACCCACCCAATATAGATTATAATATGTATGGAGCTCCAGATGTAGTAGCTAAAAGAATAAATGTAGGTAATAGAACTTATACTAACTACTCTATGTCCGATTTTATTCATAATAATAATCAATCATTACAAGGCCCAGCTGGTCCGTGTATTATAGCCCATGTACCAGAATTATAGAATGTATTCTCTGGATTTAATAGCGTACCTACTAGTAAATATCCAGAACTTCATCCTTTTGATTCTACTAATGCTATTCCTGTATTTAATGTTAAACGTGATGGTAATTCTATATATGGTGGTAACACATTCTCATCTAGACAGAATTCTGTATACATAAGTATAGCAGCGCACGACAGCAAGTATGTATTTGGAGGAGATACTTATCTAAGCTTATTAGATTATCCTAATACTATGCTATTCCAATTACCTGACGCTAAAGAATGGGACGGAATGAAGAATTATATAGGAGCTTATATACCATTTGAAAGTTCTATTAATATGAATTTATTCCACGGAGATCAGATTCATAGAACAGTAACTAGTTCAAATTTTGCAGATTCTTGGTTGCAGTTAGAGCCTACTTAGATGTAGGACATACATGTACAAGATCTTCCTTACTTTGTATATAATTCTGTTTATTCTGCATAGAATACTGGTAAATTGTATGTACCTAATTCTATGTATGCCGATAAAGATGTAAGATATACTAATAGAATATTAACTTCATAGGCTAAGACTAATAATGAAGTAATAGATTAGTGGTCTAAATTCAAAGTAGCTGATTACTTAGATGTAGATAATCAGTGGGGAGACATAACCAATCTAAAAGTATTCAAAGATAGACTATTCTATTTCCAAGATACTGGAGTAGGAGTAGCTTCTGTCAATGAAAGATCACTTATTACTGACGATAATGTAAATCAACTAGTATTAGGTACTGGTGGTATATTAAGCAGATTCGACTACGTAACTACTACTAATGGTTCATCTATTAAGAATGATAAAAGTATAATTAATTCAGATAATGTGCTTTATTGGTACGATTATGATAAGAACGAAATATGTTCTTATACAGGTCAAGTAAGTTAGTTATCTAAAGAAAAGCAGGTACAATCTTACTTTAATAAAAACATTAAAGAAGATAGGGTTAAAGCTATGTCCTTATTTGATAAGAAGTATAATGAGGTATGGTTTAATGTACTAAATAAACCACTAGTATTTAATGAGTAGTTAGGTAGATTTACATCTTTCTATACATTTAATCCTAAATGGTCGTTACCTATTTCTGATAGAGTAGTAGCAATAAAAGACAATGAATTGCATACTATACATGATACTGGAGTAATAGGGTTAACTCCTTTAGATAGAAAAGCTAAATTAGAAATAGTTATTAATAAGAATGCTCCTTATACTAAAGTATTTGATAATGTTAGATTACAAGGAGAGTTTAGAGATGGTAATCAAGAGTCTATTAAGGACGATATCATAGATTATATGAAATTCAGTACCAAACATCAAGAAGCTATTAGAGAGCATACTGAAGAAGAACTTGATGAAGAAGGAAGTGTAATTACTCCTGAACAACATATAATAACCGATTATAGAGAAGATACATTTAGATTCCCTATACCTAGAGCAGATAAGAATGAAGATGCGTTATCGTTACCTGCCAGGTTAAGAGGTAAGTATATGATATGCGATTATGAGTTAGATTCTGATATAGATCATACTTTTGAAATACCATAGATTACAACAACATACAGAAATTCATTAATTTAATATGAAAAGTAAAAAGAAAACAAAAGTACCAGCATATGCATTTGGAACTCAATTCAAAGAAATTGGGGGCAATATGCTTGAAAATGCTCCTGATATATTAAATACTTTAACTACTCCTTTTTAGAAATCTAACGCTACTACAGGGGGGCAAGCTGCTGCACAATCTGTAAGTGACATAGCCAGTGGTGCAGCTACTGGTTTCCAAGTTGCTGGTCCAATTGGTGCTGCAGTAGGAGCAGGTATAGGGCTAATAGGTAGATCCGGTGAAGAGGCTAGAATGACTTCTTTTACTGATTATGATGAAGGTAGTCTTGGTAGTGGTCTAATTGGAGCATTTGGTAATAGAAAACTTCGTAGGAAAAGAGCAGCAATTAAGAAGAATGCTTATAGCAATAGAGCTGCTGTGCAAGGTACTAATTACCTGCAAAGTGAAGTGTATGATGATATGATTGGTATGAATACAGATACTATGGCTAATGGAGGTATGTCCTCTTCTCTAGCATATGTAGATGATGGTGAATTGATATAGACTCCAGATGGAAGTATAAGCAAAGTACCAGAGAATAATAAACCTACTGACAGTAATTTAGTTAGTTTACCTGAAGGTAGTAGAGTATTAAGCGATAAGCTTAAAGTACCTGGTAGAAAAGAAACATTTGCACAACTTGGTGAGAAAATGATGGCAAAGAAAAAAAGTAAATATAATGACAGATTTGCAGAGAATGCAGCAAAACTAAATGAAATGAATAATAATATGATTCATGATCAGTTGTTTGCTATGTAGGAATCTGTTAAACAAAGTAAAGGTATTAAACCTAAGACTAAGTAGATACAAGCAGCTGCTTTAGGTGATGAGATTAAACCTGGTTTAGGAGATAGAATAGTAGATGCTATCTATAACCCTAATCGTAAATGGGGGGCTGGAGTACAGTGGGGAACTGGTAATAATCAATGGTAGCATGTACCTGTTAATCCTAGTAATACTCAAACTGCATCAACTACAACTCCTACAAGTGTTAGTAGTACTTCAGTTAAAAGACGTAGAACCACTCCTTCTACAAGTACAGGATTAATTGATGAAGGCAAACCAGAATTACCGTTTACTTGGTATGACGCTCCAACAGTAGAATCTGTGTATGATACAGACTATGATACTGTAGAGTCTCCTAGTGCTACACCTAGTGATATTAGTTATAGAGAAACTAGAGCAGATAGACGTAATAAATTATTTGATAAAGTGGGAAGCGCATTGTCAGGTATAGCTTCTTTAACTCCTATTATGTCTAATTTATTTACTGGTAGACCTGAAACAGTCGATGCAGTGTATAATCCTTATGTTACAAGCATTGCCAATAGTATGCGTAGACGTAGTTATAATATTAGTCCTGCTATTGAAGATTTAAATCGTAATAGAGCTACTAGTAATTATAATGCTAGCCAAATTAATACCAATACAGGAGCTAACTTAGCTTATAGATTACAGTCAGCTGTTAATACAGATAGAGCTATAGCTAGTTTAAGATCTCAAGAAAGTAATGTTAATAACCAATACTTAGGTGATTATGCCAATACTATGAATAGTTTAGGACAGCAATGGGTTAATGCTACAAATATGGCTAACGAAGCTAATGCTCAAAATAGAGCTACTGCTAGAAATATACGTAGAGCTGGTTTAAGTCAGTTAAGTCAATGGGCTCAGAATAGAGAGTTAATGCGTAATCAGGAAGCTAGAGATAATGCAATGTTAGCTATGTATGCTCCATTTTTGCAATCTGGTTATACAGCAGATACTATTAGACAGTTTAATAAATGGTTAAGAAAAGGAGGTAACAATGTAGGCTAATAGATATGATATAGCAGCGGAAGCTCCTATATTAAATACATATGTACCTATTAACTTTGGTGAATTATATAGAATAGGAGCAGCGTAGAAGCAAGCTGTAGATGAGGCTGCACAATAGTTTAATACTTAGTTACAAAAGTTTGGAGAATTTAGATCACCATCTGCAATAGACACATAGAATTACTACAATTTAACTATTAATCGTCAAGATGTACAAGATGCTATTAATCAAATAGTTTCTAATCCAGATGCCTTAAAAGATGCAGGTTTTCGTGCTAATTTACAGTCGATTATTAGTAATACAGATTATGGATCATTGAGTTTGCTTAAAGAAAGTGCTGATAATCTTAGAGCTGGACTTGAAATGAGAGCTAAAATGGAAGCAGAGGGTAGATATAAACGAAGCTGGGATTCTGCTAATATACCTAATTATGACACTTTAGGAAGTAAGAGAGTATTTGATCAAATTACTCCTTTACGCTATATGACAGCTGATGAATTAGCTAATCCTTATTTTAGTAACCTAAAACCTAGTTCAATAGGATCTGTATGGAAAGATGGAGTCAAATACAATAGAGTAGGCATTACATATGATACATTGTATGATATTGCAGATGCTAAATTTAATGATTTGATTAGTACACCACAAGGGCAACAGTATTATAGAGAAGCTCTAGATGCCTCTGGAGGTGATACTGAATTAGCTAGACAAAGATTTGTAGGAATGATAGCTGATTCACAAAGAGATAGAATTGTAAATCAAGATACTGTAGATCCATACTGGTTAGCTATGGCTAAGCAAAGTAATAGAGGTAGTAACGAAGAAGTAATAAGACCTAATCCTACTAGATTAGATTTCTTAAATGATAGCATTACTAGAAATACTATGTCTGGAATAGGTAATAAGTTTAATAGTTATAGAGATTATATATCTAGTTTGATCACTAAGTATCCAAATAGTAAAATTGCAGATGATGCTCGCAAAGGTCTGCGCAATATAGATAGAATGCAGAATGAATACGGATCCATGGTATAGGCAGCTAATGAGTATAGTGCTAGATATAGACAAACTGGTAATGATGAAGATTATGTAACAGCAGTAACTGCTAGCAACAGAGCTCAGCAGTTATAGAGTTAGATGGTTGGTTTAGCTAGCAAACATGTAGTAAGAGATGAATTTTAGAGAGTAGCTGGTTTCTCTCCATTAACTAGTCAAGATAGTAAAGAGTTTAATACTAAATCTTATTTAAAAGGAGTAAATTCTGCACTTAACAAAGTAAGCGCTCCTGTTGGTCTACTCGATAAAGACGACTTGTTAACAGGTGTTGGAGCATTGTCTACAGAAATACAAGATAGTGATGGGATTAAGCATTAGGGTTATCAATTTAATACTACAGAAGGATTCTTATTACCAGAAACAGTATTTAGTATGATTGCTGGTAATGAAGGACCTGGTAGAAAAGCTCGTAGAGATGCCGGTATAGGAAGAGACACTAGTTTTCCATTTAGAGAATTAGTAGAAAGTGGTCAATTAAGTGGAGTTCAATTTATACCAAATAATAAAGTAGTAAAGACTGGACCTGGAAGTATGGCTTTATCTGGCAAACTTAGAATACCTAAGGAAAGAATTGAAGAATCATTAGGAACAGGTATGTGGGTAAATCATCCTGTGTGGTTTAATGAAATGGCTTCTAGTTACTCTATGCCATTTGGTAGATAGACTACTAGCGGAGCTCTCAAACAACAATTTGGCGCTTCTAAAGTAACTGAAGTAGTAGGCAAAGATGGAGTTGAATACTATGAAGTAGATGCTTATAGAACATTACCAAATTCATATACATCCTCAGAATATTGGCAAAGAGTAAATCAAAGATGGCAAGGTGGATCTTCTAGCGGTATTGGAGGATCTTCTCAAGCTAAAGATGAATACCAGACATCAGCACAACAATTATTAGGTAGATAAATATGGCAAAGAAAAAGAAAGTATACGATACATCGTTAATAGATGGTATTAGACAAAGAACGGCAATGTATGACGCTATGATAGCTCCTCAGATTAATACTGAGGAGTATATGCATCGTATGGCTAATCCAGATGCTAACTATGAAGAAGCACCTGATAATTATGGCTTTACAGATTGGGCTTCTAACGCGTTCTATGATTGGAATTTAACGAAAGCACAAACTGAAAGAGACGCTAAGTTAGGAGAGTATATAATGGCTGATTAGGATTATAATACCTTAATCAGCCTAAAAGATTATATAAACTCTAGTAAAGCAGTAATAGAATTATCTAGACAGTTAAGTCAGGATCCTACTAATGAATAGTTAAAATAGCAGTTATAGGAAGCATCTTTAATGCAAGTTAATAATAAATCTGCATATGATACTGCTATATCTGGTAAATTCAATAACAATTATCTTAATAGTTATATTACAGGTAGTCTTAAACAAGGCAATCTAGATAACACATTAATAGAAATAGACAAAGAAATCAATCCTATTACTAGACCTGACGGTAGTATGTAGGATGATAATATCTACAATAAGAGAATAGTCTCTCTCAGAGATGCTGAAATACAATCCGATAAGGCTAAACGTTTCGATGAAAAATTAACTTCACAGTACTATAGAAAAAATAAAGAGAAGTCTGGTATGGATTTTTCCGATATAGATACATGGTTATTTAAATTACCTGGTCTATTAGGTTCTAGTGCCGCCTCTGTAGGGTCTTCTATATTAGGTACTTTATCTGCCTACTACGCAGCTAGTGCTGGAAACCCATTAGTGGCTGGAGCTGCAGCTTTAGTATCTATAGGTTCTAATTTATATAGTAGAGATCAAGAATCTAAATCTGAAGTATTTTAGAACTACAAGCAATCCGTAAAGAATTCAGCTAAGAAATTAGGAGTAGATGAAGACGTATTAGCTGATGCTAAAATCAAAATGGCGCAACAAGGCTATAGCACAGAACAAATTAATGATGATGAATATGTATATGATCGTATACTTTCTGGAGATATCAAGATAAACAATAGAAAGTTTAATAAAGCTATGTTAGATAATAGAGAAGGTTTAAGATCTTTATATATAGATAATATGGCTTTATCAATTAGTGACGTAGCTCAACAAGCAATTGAAGTAGTGCCTATAGGTTCTATGGCTAAAAAAGTAAAAGGTTTAAAAACTTTAGCTGAAAAAGGTGCAAAATTAAGAAAAGGTTTACAAGAACAATTATCTAATCGAATAGATGATATAACTTCATTCGGTTTAGATAATGTTGGTAGATTACCTATGAGAACTAAACGTAGAGCTATTACTGATTTAGGTGGTCGTATATTAGTATCTGGTATACTAGAAGGAGCTGAAGAAGGTGTTCCGTACATTAAGGGATAGAGATATATAGACAATAATTTTGATGCTGATCCAAATCTAGTAAAGAGTTTTATACGTAACATTGGTACTGGAGCTCGTGCTGTATTTGCAGCTATTACTCCGTGGGATCCTGTGTATTCAAATGATTAGGAATTCATGGAAAACTTTAAAGGCGGTGCATTGTTGGGAGGTTTAATGACTACTGTATACGGTGCTCCATCTGCAGCAATACAAATAAATAATCAATTACCTACTGACCAATTTGTATCTGCTTTGTATGCAGAATAGATGGATGCTAAAGATAGAGTTAGAAAGAATGCTATGTATAGTAGTTTCATTAGAACTGGTAAATATGATAACCTTATGAGTTCTTTTGATGAAGCTGAAAATATAGTATCTAGAACAGAAGGATTAGATATACAGGACATATATAACGAGAGAAAGAGAGCAGAACTCATTAGAAATATGTACACTTCACCTGTTAATATGAGCCAAGCAGTGAAAGCAGGTATAGATCCTAGAACAGAAGAATATGATGTATTTGTAGCATTAAAAGAACACCACGAAGCTCTACTTACTGAAGCTAGTAACAACAGAGCTAATATAACATCGGAAGTAGATCAGTTGATGTATAGTCCTGAAATGTCATAGTACATATCTTCCATTAAACCAGATGTAACTTCTGATCAAGAAGTAGCTATTCGTAATCTAATTAGATTAAAATCTTAGACTGAATTATATGATCAACTCATAACTGACTTTACTAATAACGGTAATAAACTATCAGAACTAGAAAAAAATACTGGTATACGTACCTCTAAGTCTGATGTTATTAAATTTAAGCATTTATTAAATAAAGATAAACAATAGATAGATGATGTTTATCAATAGCTGCGTAAAGAAACAGAAGACTTAGGTATCACAGAGGAACAATTAAATGTTCCTAACCTCCATCAGACTCTTAAGGACTTACAAGAAAAAGAAATTATAGCAAATCTTGATTTTGAAAGAGCTAAAGCTGAGAGAGATGCTATGAATAGTCCTAAAGGTGCCATAGCAAAGATTAATAAGTGGCTAGATGTAGAAGATTAGGAAGATACTTTTGTACAGGAGCTAGATGATTTATACTCTGGAAAGAAGCAAGAGGATGAAGTAATAGATAGTGAAGAAATAACTCCAGAACCTGTAGAGGTTACAACAACACCTGAAGTTACCAATCCTGAACCTACCATTGCTGCAGAAAGTAAAGCGTAGGATACTGCTGAAGATGTAGCAACTGAACCAGAAGATATAACAGAGGCAAGATAGAACGCTAGTGCAATACGTAATAAATACTTTGAACAAGAAAGGAACTCTAAAGGAGATGTTGTTCTTGTACCTAGTACTAAATACAAAGCTGGTAAATCGTATGCTGATGCAGGTCAAGCTATGAAAGATATTTATTCTTACCTATATCCAAATAGGTAGAATTATCAGGAGTATAGTGCATCTAAGTTTATGGAGAATTCTGAAGATGGATTAAAGAATCTATGGGAAGATATGAGAGATACTAGAATGTAGTTAGAAGAAGAGCTGTATACTAATGGTAATTCTAGTAAAGCTAATAGACTAGCAGATACTCTTAACTCTCAAGTTGAATTGTCAAAGTTTATTATTTAGAGTCACAGTAAAATAGCGCAACGTATAAAAGATTAGGCTCCTGCTAGACTTGAAGAAATGAAGCAAGCTAGATAGGAGGAGCAATAGGCTGCAGAAAAGTTAGAGGAAATAAAATCAGAAGAAAGATAGAAAGTAGTAAAGCAGAATGACGATACTCCTACTAAGAGTGCAGATGCTATTCCAGAAGTACCTACTACTCCTACACAAGAACAGCCAACTCAAGCAGAATTACCAACATTAGCTAGTATAATGGGTGATTGGCTAGGAGCAGAAGCAGCTAGTAGTTTGCAACAGTCACAGCAGCCTCAGCAGGAATAGATGCCAGTAGAATAGCCCACTACTGTAAATACATAGGAATTAACATATGATAAAGATGAAGACCCATATTCTCATGAAATCAATTACAGATTAAGTGAAGGTTCTAGAGATGCTAATGGTAATTACATTAGAATATCTAAGAGATATCAAGGAATGGAAGACTACCTTAATGATGATGATTTATCGTTAGTAAGTAGTAAACCTGACTTTATACCTGAAGTAATGAACAACGGGGTTCACTTTGAAGTACACGATTATACTAATAAAGACGGAAAAGTAGAACCTGCTATTTATGCTATATTTGATTACAAAGGTAAAAAATACGTCGGAGCTATTAAAACTGTTGAAGGTGGTCTTAGAGGTAGATATAGCCCGTTTAATAGGCTACCGTTTGAAAAATAGACTAAGATTGTAGATAATCTGGTCAGATTGAGAAATAAGATTATAGAACTGTATGAACAAACTAAAAAGAATCCAAACCTTGAGGTAGTTCCTACAGCTCTTAGAGCTACTACTGGAAGATTTAGAAATGAAAAAAATCCAGATAACAGCCCTAAGAATAGAAGCTTACTAGATTCAGCATGGTTAACTATAAAAGATCCATTTGAGATAACCCCAGATAATACGTAGATAGGTATAACTACTGGTCCTATAAACAATGAAGTAATAAGATTAAGAAACACTATATTATCTGTAAAAGGTGGTAGTCTTGGTCAACCCATGTGGGTATTAAAAGTTCCTAGATTAGATGGCGAATACGATACTAAATTAGTTAAATTAAACTATTAGACATTTGCGGACAAACCCCAAATAGCAGATCTAATATTGAATTTAGTCACTAGTAATGAACAATTCTATACTGACGCTAAAGGAGTTAAGACTAATATTAGACCTATTGATATATTAGATTTTATAGTAAACTTTGGTCCTCATACAGCTGTGAATCCTAATGATACTAGGTTTACTCCACAACAGATTCAAGCCAAACAAAGAAAACAATTTTTTGTAGATGATAATGGTAACTTAGTAATAGGTAATACTAGCTATAGTATAAGTGATCTTGTTGGTCAACCAGATATTAGACAACAAGCTAAAAATTATATAATGTCTAATTTCCATTGGAACATAGATGAACAAGCGCTTAATACTTATTACTTAGGAGGAGATTTACAATCACAGGTAACAGATCCTAGATTTAAGTCAGTTGCTGCATTCTTAAAGAATAGTAATGTAGATAAGCTTACTATTATTCCTGGATTAATAGAACTAGACTAGAGTGAATTTGGTATAATTGTAGGAAGTAATGGTCGTAAGACTATTGACAGTAAACATCCTAATGGTATGAGTACTCTAGGGTGGTATATCAAATAGGGTATATTACTCACTGATATAGCTGATGAGTTATGGGATTCTAATATATATGTTGATGATGTAATGTTAGCAGATAAAACTGCTGAAACGATATAGTAGCAAGCTCAACAAAAGGTAGAGAAAGAATACGAAGATCCTATTAAAACTAAAGTATTTACTTTACCGGATGAAAGTGGCAAATAGACTTCTGTGAATATGGCAGATATATTTGCTATATTAGATGGGAAGAAGCGAGGTCCTAATATGGAGGTGGAAGTACAGGAAGACGGCGCTTTATGGGTGAATGAGAGAATGGATCCAGAGCAAGCTAAAGAATGGTTAAGCTCTACTTTTGGAATATCTCCACAAATCATCCCTACCATAGTAGATGTTACTGAAGCTGGCACAGCAGTAGTAGGTAGAGTAATGGAAGATTCTATATTAATTAGCAACTTTGCCCCTATAGGTACTGAATATCATGAGGCATGGCATAGAGTTTCTTTACTCTTGATAGATAATAAAAGAAGAGAAAGAATATATAATAGAATGAGAAAAAAGAATCCTCAAATGACTGATTCTCAAATAGAAGAGGCTTTAGCAGATCAATTTAGAGACTTTATGTTAAATGAAGCTGGAAGCTATGCTTTTGATACTAAGAATTGGTTTAAGAGAATATTAGAGTTTATTAAGTTATGGGTTAGAACTGGTCAATATGCTTTAGCTAAATTATATTCTGATATTAATAGAGGTAAATTCTATGGTGTTAAACCTAACAAAGAAAATGTAGATAGATTTAGACAAATATATGGCGCATCTGGTCCTAATTTAGAAGTAGCTGGTTACGAATTAAAAACTATTACTCAGTATAATCAATTTGATAATATAATCAAATCTCTTACATATGCATTTTTTGCTGTCAATGGTTCTAATATTGTACCTAATATAGAATATTCGGCATTGGCTGAAGATAACTATCAATTTGAAAGGCTTAAGCTTATTATAGAAGCGCAAGCTAGAACTTATCCTTCTCCTGTAATGGATGAAATTCTTGATAAATATGAGACTGTGTTTATGCCAACTATAGCTACCAGATTAAAACAACTAGGTGTTAGAGCTATAGATCGTAATGAGGATGAAACTATAAGTGATATAGAAGAGGGAGCGGAAAGAGTTAATATAGGATAGCATACAGTAGAAGGTATGAATATATCCATTAAGGATAATGCTCCTGCAGAGGTTAAGTTCTTCTTCCAAACTATACCTCTATATGAAATTAGCCCAGACGGCTCCATGTCTATGAAGATAGACCCTATTACTCATTTTGCTAATTTTGTTGATGCTAAAACTGCATGGGACAATATACTTAAAGATTTGTCCGGGTGTCGTACTATAGCTAATATAGTTGATAAAGTAGCTACTTATGCTCAAAATGGTAGTGCTTTTCATTCTGCTTTATTATTTAAACTTAACAGACTGATTAAAGATTCTAATCAGAAAGAAGATTTAGTTAAGGCTGCTGATGCTGAAGCAATGCTTACTAAGATAGAAACTGTAGTAACTTGTGACATAAATAATTATGTCACAGCCAAAGTAAGTAAAGATCCAGAAACAGGATTCATTAAACATGAACTTACCGATAATACAGTTGATGTTAAAGCTGCTACTTATCCTAAAGTATGGTCTCAAGCATTATTTACTAATGCTGGATTGTTTAAATACGATAAAGAAGGTAAAGTGATAGCAGAAGAAGGGTCTAAAAAGGCTTTAGATACTGTAATTAAGAACTTTAATAGTGTTATTACTGCATTTAGAAATAATAAAGGCATACTTAAGATAGGAGATAGAAATATTGATTTACATGAAACATCTAACTAGAAAATGCTTAAGAAGTATTTAGTTAACATGTTTAATGTAATAGGTATCGGCATTGATGTACCTACTATAGATAAAATGTTATTATCTGGTAGATACGGTAATCCTAAATCAGATGCATTTACTCTTATTAGTGAGTTCTCTAGTTCAACTGTTAATTTCGGTGGTATTCCAAAAATAGTAAGTGTGCTTGAGGCAATTAAAAATGCTATAAATAGCGATAGTACTATTAAAGAAATTAAAGTGAATGAAATAACTGTTGATCCTACATAGGTATGGAATAATATAGGTTACGTTAAAGAGTTAGCTAATTATTATGCATTTACACATGCTACAGATAATAGTTTGAGTAGCTATGGTCCTGATGGTAATTCTTATTATATGGTATCATAGAATAATTTTGCCAAGGATAGACTTAATGAAATAGTATCAGATCCTACTGTATTCCAGGAATTAGAATCTGTAGTTTATAATGAGCATTCTATTATATTGCAAGCAGTTAGAGGAGGTAATAGAAATCTATCAATGGAAACCTTTATTAACTTTAAGGATACTACTACTGGAGATAAAGGTAGAGATTATCACGGTATTACTGATAGAGAAGACTATATAGCTAAAATGACAGCTGTATTTAATAATAGAATAATATTCCCTACAGTAGCAGATAAGAAAACATATCATTTCATTAAAGGAATAACATTACCACACGAACCTATTAGATTCAATAATAACAATGGTCAAACTTTTGTTCAGTATGGCGAACAAGTTATGGACTATCTATTAGGTTATTGTTACGATGAACTAAACCAAATAGAGTTGTGCTTAAGATAGATAGATGATGATCCTAATCATTATAATCCAGAGACTGGGTTACATTATAATGATGATGGTACTATAAATAATGATTGGATTGAGCCATCTAGACGTATTAAAAACTTCCATACTCCTAATAAATATGATTATAAAGATAAAGATGGAGTTAAGCACACTGTAACTTTGGAAGGTAATGGAGCTAGATTCTTATTCTTGACAGGTATATATACTAATAAAGGTTTTGTTAACTTTAATGATCCTACCAAATCAGCTAAAGAATGTTTACAATTAGCTAAAGACTATTTCTTTAATACTTCTCCAGAAACACAAAAGGCTTTCTTAGCTGGAGTAATTAATCGTAGAGTAAAGAAAGAATTAGAATATGCTAGAGATCTTGGTTTAATTACTATGAATGATCAAGGTAATATATGGAGTATACGTAATGTATTACTTGATGATAATGTAGTAACAGAAAGATCAGCTAGATATTAGAGTGTGGATAGTGCTAATGCGGAAGCATATGCAGTATTTGATATGATATCTGACTATGTGATGAATAGTATAATATCTATTCAAGAAGTAGAAAAGCTATTTAGTGGTTCACCTGCGTATTACAAAGTAAAGTATGATAGAGAGGGTATAACAGACGTATCTATTGACAAAATCAAACGTTTAGGTTCTTTGACATCAACTGGTTTGAATAATAGATTAGACTTCTTTAATGATCCAATGCGTGATGAATATGTAGTTACAGAGCTTAAAGATCACGAAATCATGGATAAACAATACCATGAGTATGAAGGTTTGTTCTATAGGGCAAATATAAAAGAAACTATATAGGAAATGTTAGGAGAAGAAGCTTGGAATGAGGTAAAAGATCTTAGCATACGTGATATAGAAAATACCTACCCTGAAGAAACTAAAATTGCTAAACAAGCAGCTAAAGTAGCTGTAGCTGGTTATAAGAAAGGAGTTAATGTAGCTGATGCTGCTGTATATATAAGTCCTAATATGACTAGAGATTTACTTAGGATGCGTGGTGTATGGAATGCTGACATTAAACGAGCATTTGAAGTATTGACCGACCCTGATACTGCAGATAAATGGGAATCTGATCCTAAGTTATATGCAGAAGCTAATAAAGTTATATTAAATGCTATGAAGTATATAGCATTCGGTACCAGATTTAGAAATGGATTAGGTATACCTTACTTTAATAAGATGGCTTTATTCCCGTTATTTAAATCAGTAGCTACTGGAGATATTAAAGCTTTATATGACAGAATGGTAGATCTTAATGATCCTATTGATATGGCTATGTTTGATTCTGCAGTTAAAGCTGGTTCAGAATCTCCTACTGCATACTATAGAAAGGCTAAAGATAGTGAAATAGAACTTAAAGATGGTTAGACTGTATTATCTGCTTCTATAGTAGACTGGGCAGAAAGCGGATAGGGTAATACTATTACTGATTTGAGTAAACTCGTAACATACAGGTAGAAGTTTAAATATATCAGACAGCAGTTAGAGACTAATCCACATACTCATCCGGAATAGATGGCTGGTACACAGTTCTTAAAAGTAAACTTATCTAATTTACGTAAGGATGATTTATATGGTCCAGACGGTTCTCAAGTAACAGGTAGAGAAATCAATGATACAGTAATGGGAGCATTGAATACTTTATCTAATATGGGTAGATAGGATATAGTAGATGAATTGTTTGTAGACGGTAATATAAATGTTACAGCGTTAGGTAATATGTTAGAGCGTGACGCTAGAGAATCTGACGCTAATGATAATGTATTATCTGGTCTTAAAACTAAGAATAATGCATTTGTGATACCTTTATCTGCATTATCTGACAATAAATGGTTAGAAAGTAGATTTATATCTATGATTAATAAACTGGTTATTGATGTACATATGCCAGGTGGAGCTTTCATCCAAAGATCTGCATTTGGACTCGAAGCTACTAGCTAGAATGTTATTACAGAAGATATGATCAATGATGGAAAACCATTACTCATGATTAATGATAAGGATGGTTCTATGGATTCTGTAGTAAGTATAAATCTATTTAAACATATGATACCTAACTACAGTAAAATGACATTTAAACAAGCTAGAAAGTGGTTATTAGATCATAATATTATAGGATAGAGTGCAGATGCTACCGGAATTGGTTATCGTATTCCTACACAGTCCATTGCATCAATATCTGCATTAAGATTCGTAGATGTATTCCCTGAAATTATGGGTGATACTATCATGCTACCTGAAGGATTTACTAAGCTTACTGGGTCTGACTTTGATATTGATAAACTGTATGTAGCTAGATACTCCTTCAATAAGAATGGAGGTATTATAACTCATGGGGATGCTTTAACTAGAGAAGATGTAGCTAGTGCTTATAAGAATGATATTATTAGGATGTATATAAAAATACTGCTCACTAAAGATAATTCAGCCATGCTAAAAGGTTCTATTGACGATGCTACTGATACAGTTAAAGGAATACTAAAAGACATTGAAGGTACTAGTTCATATCATCCAGAACCATTTGAAGTATATACTCCTAGATACCAAGAAGATAGAAAGGCAGAATATACAGGAGGTAAAGCTGGTATTGGCCCTTTTGCATTGAATAATGCTCATCATATCCTTACTTAGTTGGTAGGTATTAGAATGTAGAGCGATGGTTTCACAGGAACTTTAGAGATAGAAGATGTTGGACGAATATATGACTATCCTACAAAAGGTAATCCTAAAGGAGGCCGTATATTAGACTGGTTATCTGCTATGATTAATGCATTCGTAGATATAGCCAAAGATCCTTATATTGTTAAGCTTAATGTTAATGCTTGGACATATAATATGGTGTCATTCTTATTACGTACAGGTAAAGGTGCTCAAACATTCTATTTTATCAGACAACCTATCTTAGTAGAGATGGCTAATGAAGTACTTAAGACTAAAGGTAAATATGGTATTGATAGAACTAAGACTCCCTCTCAACTTGAGAAAGAAGCTATTGAAAAAGTATTAGATAAATACGACCCTACTAAAAAGTTACGTAAAAAGTATGAATACATAAATAGAAAGAACGAAACTAAAGCTTCAGAATATCAAGATTTATTTAGAACCTATATTAACGATGAAGGAGAAGTAACATCAAGAACAAGATAGTTATTAAAGATCAACCCAGAAGATTCTAAAAACTTTAATGAGGAACAAGTAAGAATATACTACGCTTGGTTAGCTCTTAAACCTTATGCAGACGATTTAGCTAATCTTGTTAAATTCTCAAAGATTGATACTAAGAAGACTGGTAAAACTTTTGCTGAGCAAGATATATATTATAAAGGTATGCTGGATATGGAAGAAAATAGTAAATTCGCTGAAGGTGAAGTTACTAGATTTTTCAACGAAACATTCATTCGCACAAAAACAGAAAATAGTATACCTTTAGGTTCATCTATATTCAGAAACTTATTACTACGTAATACTGATCAATTTGCTAATCAAAAACACATAGCTTTATCCTTAGTAGGTAGAGCTACCAACGCCGATTCTAAATTACTTAGTGCAGTAATAAATGGAATGGAAGCTTAGATAAAGAGTCAATTCTTTAATCAATATATTAAGGATAACAATATAGATCTAAATACTATGTTCCAAGGACGTAATTCTATACCTAATAGACTGTATAGATTTAAGTAGGAAGTACTAAAGGGTAATCCCAGATTAAGCCATTTACTAAATAATGATGGTACTATAGCTAATGATTTTGTTAACTACTTAATTCCTAACATTAATAAAAATGGTTTAGACTTTATTGATAGATCAGAATAGTTAAATGCAGATTAGGCGCAAGCAAATAATCTTATCGACTATTGGAGGTAGTTATTAGATGATCCCGAACCTTCAGTTAAGAGATTGTTCAGAGATTTAGCAGTATATTCTTTCTACACATCTGGAGATAATACAGTGATGAATGCGTTCTTCCAATATCTACCTAATAGTGAAAGAATAAGTATGGGTTATACTCAATTCGTTCAAGGTAAATTAGATCAAATGGTTAACAATGCAGATAAATCTTATAATGACATTGAGGATTTATTCTTGAATAATTGGTAGAATGATAAGCTTGTAAGACCTGTAGACATGTATGGCGGTAAATATCAAGCTCCATTAAGATCTGTAAGCCTTAATAAAGATGCAGCTATGCCAAATATTATATTTGGATAGAGAACTGATATGTAGGCTGCTGTTATTAAACCATTAAACTGGGTAACAATAGATAATATAAAATACCCAATATTCCCTCCTTATGTTAAGATAAAAGACAGTTTAGGTTTTGAACCTGCTAATTGGCATGTATATAGATTGATAGGTTATATTGACAAACCAGAAAGAACATGGTAGGGGAAGCTTACTGGCAGAACTCTATACACTCCTATATATGGTCTGATATCTAAAAAGGGTTATAGTTACAAGGGTCATACTATTATAGAATATGGTTTATCGACTCAATTTGAATTCAATAAGGAAAATGAATGGGATTATTTTGAAGCTTTGAATAATCTTGATGCATTATCTGATATGACTGATGAAGTAGAAAGAACTTACTTTGAACAAGATAAAGCGTATATGCATCATATTGGAGAATTACCATCATATTCTGGTATGAACTATGCTATAGCTGAACAGGACAGAATATTTGAGTACGAACAAGATGAAGTCGATGATAGTGTTGAAGGTGTAGTACTTGAAGAAGCAGATGAGAACGATACTGAAAACGCTGTTACTACAGATTTTAATGAAGTATCTCCTAAAATATTCGATTTAATTAATAGGTTAGGTATAAAGAATATCTTAACTGACTAGAGTTAGCTTATTACAGATACCACTGTAGCACAATTTGATTCTGATAACAATAATATATTATTGCGAAATGATTATTAGTCTTATGTTAATAAGATGGGAATGTCTCTGAACGATATACTACTTCACGAATATATACACGTTATCACTTCTTATGTGATGGATAATGCAGACGAAATGTCTACTGACGTTTAGACTGCAGTTAAAACGATAAAAGCTATATATAAGACATTGTTAGAAAAGGAGAAATCTAACTATATGGCGTTTAACGGAAGTATAATGCCGTATAGCAACGATTACTACGGACTTACATCTATATATGAGATGATTGCTGAGTTAGCTAATCCGAAATTCAGAAAGATACTAGATAAACATAAACTGTCAGATCGATTGATAACTAGTCTTCATACACTTGTTAATAATTTTGACGCAACGATTTATAATAAATGGAATAAGGCTAGAATTGCTCAAAGATGGTTTCGTGGTAATACTGATAGAGTGTCAATTAATGAATTTGTAGGCAAGTAGTTAATGGGTCAAATAGACCAACAATTAACCGATAAACCTGACGGAGAGATTGCAGAACTCACTATTAACATCCCGGAACATCTTGCGAGCTAGATATATGACCAACTTGGTGGATAGAGTGCTAAAAATAAACCGTTTACGCTTGCGTTTGATAATGGTGTTATTATGATGGCAAGGTTAACGGGTTTGAAACCTAGTGATAAGAAGTTTAAAGGTTTATATAAAGAACTTGATTCTTATAATATGACTATCGAAACGCATCCAACGTTAATAGCATTACAAGAGTATGAAAAGGCTGGAAAGCAGTATAAACCATTGAGTTTGAATACTTAGCAATAGCTAGTGTTTGTCAATCATTCTGGAGGTGCTATAGGTTCAGATACTATGTGGGGTGAAATAGGAGAAGAATATGGAGTAGTATCTAATCACTATTATCACGGAGCCAAAACTCCTAATGGTAATATAGAGATAACTGAAGAACAGTTTGAAAGAGGCAAATAGCATGTATATAAAGCAAATGAAACACTTCATAGAAGACCTGACAAATATATGAATTTATTAGCTCGCAATTGGATATAGGTTGAAAATTCTGATGCTGTTTTTGCGATAGGTCAACTAAAGAATAATGTAGTTGACGGAGGTACTGGCTGGGCAGTATAGATGGCTATAGATGTTAATAAGCCAGTTTATGTATTTGATCAAGAACGTAATAAGTGGTATACTAATATAGATAAAAATTGGGTTGAAATAGGTACTCCTACACTTACTCCTAATTTTGCTGGTATAGGTACACGTAATATAAATCAAAACGGTATTAAAGCTATTAGAGATGTGTATGAAAATACATTCAGAGAAGATGAAACTAGGATGAGTGCTGTAAATATTTATTACGGTACTAATGAAAATCCTCAGTTAAGCAATTTTGCTATTAGACCGTTTAACTTTAACATAGAACAAGATGATAGAACAACTAGAACAGTTAGATTTAATTCTGTAGAGTAGGGCTTTCATTATATGAAAGCTATAATGGCAGGTAGATATGATATTGCAGAGGATATTCTTAATACAAATGATCCTAAATAGGCTAAATATCTAACGTCTCAGAGAAATTTATCTATGACACAAAATTAGCTTGAATAGTGGAATTCTATATCTAAATCTGTAATGCTAAATCTTATGTTAGACTCTTTTGAACAAAACCCTAGCGCTGCTGATTTATTATTATCTACAGGTAACATTAAGCTAACCCATATGAGAAATGGAATAGAATAGGATAATGGTAGATTTAGCGAAGTTATTACTATGGTTAGAGATATAATTCGTGAGGATATGCCCAATAGTACAAAATCTACTGTAAAGGAACTTACTGGTATAGACTTATTAGCCTTGTATGATCAAGGTAATAAAAGAATATCTGAAGTATTAGATACGTTAGAAGATCTAACAGCTGATGAAAGACAAACCTATCTAAATGAATTTGCATAGTAGATGACAAGAGATAATGTTAATACTCAAGATAAACTTGAGGAAGCATTAAGAAAATTCATTTGTAACTTATAATTCCAGATAATATGTATAAATGTCCAAATAAAAATCTTCCAGAATGGAAGGAACTAGAAAGAGTTGTACCAGAAGTTGCATATACTGTCTGGGATTTGAATAATGGTCATGGTATAGATAAGGCTCCAAACGGGGAGCCTTCTATACTATTTTAGGATTTATTAGATCATTTTGATGGTGATAGAGAAGAAGCTATAAAAACTAAAGTAAAAGTGTTTACGAATGAATTTAAAAACTGGTTTAATAATCGCAGCGTTACTTTTTTGAAATAGGATAACGGTTCTATAGATTACTTATTTAGTACTAATCCGGAATTAGAAAAGGTAGGTACTAAGGACGAATATAAATAGTATCTAAATACTATATTCCCAAATAGTAAGGTATCTGAGGTTTACTGGCATGGCACTGATTCCGACTTTAGTGAAGGTATACAGAATACAAAAAAAGGCAAAGGTTCTGGAGCTCCTGAAACTAAAAAAGAAATGTATTTTAATAGACAACCATGGGCTTCATTGTAGTATATTAGTGGCATAAATAGGAAAATTCCAGACAAGGATGGATATAATAATTGGGTAAAATTATGGTGGGAATTAAAAGAAATACTCGGTAATGGTAGAATGTAGAATGATGACTGGAAAAGTATAGTAATAGGTCCAGATATTAGACAAGAAATACCTAATAAAAAAGGAGTATTTAATCGTAACGAAGGTGGAGAAAATGGTAGTTTTTTAAAGGAAAGAAAAGCTAGATATGGTTATGAAAATAAATCTGATAAAGAATTTTTTGAAGAAGTGTTTGGAATTCGTTACGGTAAAGATACTTTTCAAGATTGGGTAAACAACAACGCTAATATATTTAGATAGATTTGGAATACTAAGCAAGTTAAAAAAGGAATGTATCCGGTTTTACTAAACATTCAAAATCCAATAGTGGAATAGAATTAGAACACTTACTATGAAGAAGAGCGTAAATTAATGACTTCTGCTAAGTAGAATAATAATGACTCTATTATTTCAAATAGTTCTAAAAATGAATTTAATTCTGATGTGATTGTAATGTTATATCCATAGAAAGATGTCCATATACTTGGAACATATCAGGATATATAGTAGTTTAAAGAATGGAAAAAAACTAGTAATGCATCTAAAATAGTAGACGAAAATGGAGAACCACTATTATCAGAATTATTATCATCGTCAACAGTAACTTATAATCCAGAAGACTTTACTCCAATACCTCAAGAGGATATGAGAGTAATTAATGAGGTAACTAAATTATATGAGAAGATACAGAAAGGTTTAAAGGATAGATTAAACTCTATCAAAAGATACACTGTTAAGAATCCTAAAGTATGGAATCAACTATAGACTACAATATAGCAACTGGCTAATTCTGAAACAGAGGAAGGTATATATCAATTCTTATAGCATATTGATGAATCTATAAACGATAGTATTAAATTCTTAAGTAAACCTACAAAGAATATTAGTGCTAAACAGATTAGATAGTTATCTAATGATTATATTGGCTTCTATAAGCCTCTTATGGATGATATAATATATTTATTCGATACTACTGATATATTTAAAGATAAACCTAATTATGATACTATAAAAGAATTAGCTAATGCATTATCGCAACAAATAGATAGTGTTAATAATAAGTTTATAAATGTACTTAAATCTAAGGGTTATAGTATGTTACAGCAGTATCTTACAGAATTAGGTATGCCACAGAATATGATATAGGATACTATCAATTGGTTAGATGATCCTAAACATGATTCTAGTTTATTTATGGATTGGTTCGGTATGTCTAGTAATAGCAATAATGCTGTACAATAGATTATAGCTAAACTACTTAATGATGCTAAAAATGCTACAGATAGAGAGACTATGGAGGTTGGCATTAAATTAGTTAAATTAGTAAATGCTGCTAAAGAAAAATATGGCAACGATGTGCAGAAGTTATTATATGAAAAATTAGACGATGGTACATACTCTGGTAATAAGGTATCCCCACTGAATAGTGGTCAATTAAAGCGTGACCAGAGATAGTTCATGGATAAATTAGCTGAAAAATTAGGTATATCTAAAGACAATAATAACATGTATGTGTTACCGCAAAATGAAGATATACAAAAGAAGTGGTTTGATGAACTAACTAAGTGGTATGCAGATAGAGCTCAAAGGAGATACAAAGCTGAATATTATATTCTTAGAAATAAGATGCTGTCTATGAAGACTAGAGATGCTGAAAGAGAGATCCAAAGTATGATAGATGGTATTACACAATCTATGACTATTAACGGTATATAGTATGAAAACCTACTTACAGAAGCAGAATACAAATAGCTAGAATCTTTACGTAAACAAAAAAGATTACTATCTAATATATTTAATATAGACGGTAGTGAAAAAACTGGAATAGATAGAGTAATAGCAGATGAATTAACTGCTTTTCATGAAGAAGTAAATAAACATATTAAATATGATATTGATAAGGATAAGTATGAAAAGGATTTAGCTAAAGTAATAGAAAGATATGGAGGTGAAACCGCTGAAGTATAGTTATGGAAACAAAGAAATACTGTAACTAGGTATACTCAAGATTTCTATGACAGAATAGCTAACCTAGAATCTGATTCTGCTAACAAAGAACCCGAAAGTACTTATTAGAAACTGCGTAATAGGAGAAGACAATTACAAAATTTATATAAGGATCCTCATACCAATAAGATTGACATTAATTCATTAAGCGATGATGAGAAAAGAAGCTTATTATAGTTAGATCAAGATATAGCAAATGCATATACTGCTACTCAAAAAACAGAAGGAGCTGATAAATTCTCAAATTTTGCAGAAATAGTAAATACAGAATAGTATTATCATGATATGGAATAGGCTAGAAATGCAGGCGTCCAAGCATATAATGAATGGTTTAATAACAATCATTATGAAGATGTAAGAGGATTTATGCATCCAGCTTCATATTATACAGAGCTTAGACCACTACCTGAATTTGCTCAGTAGTATACAGAAACAGTACCATCTAGTAAATACTCTAAAATACTGGAATCTTCAGAGTGGTATAATCCTGAATTTGATGAGAACGGACCTGCTATTTAGCCTAACAAGAAATATTATGATAATAGTAAGGCTTATAACGAAGTAATGAATAAACCAGAAGTAAAGGAATTATATAATGAAATTACTAATATAATGAATGAGGCTATGAGTTTCATATCATTCCTTGCTAATAGTAATGAAAATATGATGCCGCAAATAGAGGCTAGGTTTATGTAGGTATTGAATCGTAAAGATGGAATATTAAATAAGTTAAAATATGCCGTAGAAGATTTTGCTATAACAAAAGAAGATGATTTAGATTTTGTTAAAGAGTTTTCTACTATGCCTAACGGAGATCCTATTAAAGTAATACCTACTAGATTTATTACTCCTTTAGAAGATACAAATAGTATATCTACGGATGCTGTATCTGCTGTAGTACAGTTCTACAATATGGCTGCTAATTATAAAAATATGTCAGCCAAACAAGATGAAGTAGAATTGATGCTCAATTTACTAAGATAGTTATCTATAAGAACCTCTAAAGAATTAAAAGGACCTGGATCTACTAATGTATATAAATAGTCATAGTTGTTAGTAGATAGATTAATGTATGGTAGAAATAAAACTCCTATTGAGGGCAATGTATTAGGTTATGATATTAACTTTGGTAAAGCTTTAGATATTGTTAGAGGATTTGTTACTAAAGTAAACCTATCCGGTAACTTATGGTCTATAGGCACCTCTTTCTTTACTGATACTACTTATACTACTTTAGAAGCTAAGATGGGTAGATATTTTGATTTAGAAGATTTAAATTTTGCTAAATCTGAATTTGCTAGAGAACTGCCTAATATGATGTAGAATATAGGTAATCCTAATCCTAAGGGTAGGTTGCCTTATTTACTTATGCTTAATTAGGTAGTAAAAGATAACAGAGAGTTATTTGATAGATTAGACTAGAGTTAGGTATTACGTTCTATTAATCAAAATTTCTGGTTTGCTGGATATACATAGTCAGATTACACTGTTAAAAGTCATACTTTATTAAGTATCTATCATAATTATCGTCTAGTTGATAATGAAGGTTTTATGTCAAAGCAATAGTATATAGATAAATTCTACCCTAACGATAGAAAGAAGGGTGCAGTAGAATTTAAATAGCTTACTACTACGTTATATGATGCGTACATAGAACTTCCAAATGGAGATGTAGTAGTAGACGATAAATATAAATCTTTAATTACAGATAGACTGTTAAATGATGTACGTAATAGAATTGAAATTATAAGTAGACGAATAGATGGTACTATCCGAGAAGTTGATAAAGCTGCTGTACATGCCAATGCGATGGCTTCATACTTAGTATTACATCGTAACTTTATGATTTCTGCATTACACGATAGATTCAAACCTAAACAGTATAATTTAGATTTACAAACTATAGAGGAAGGTTACTATAGATCTACAGGTAGATTCTTGAAGAATATTATAGCTAATAGACATTTTGCTATTAAATAGTTATTAGCTGATTATAATAATATGCAAGAGTATGAACAATATGCAGTTAGAAGAGTATTAAATGAACTAGTTCTTATAGCTGCATCCACTGTTGTAGCGCTTACTATAGCTAGTATAGTTGATGGTGATGATGATTATGATACTTGGTTAACACAATCAATAACTTATTTAGCTATGCGTTCAGCATTTGAGTTCCGTACTATGTATAATCCTTTTGAATTTATAGCTTTAATTAAATCTCCAACAGCAGCTTTCAATTGGTTTGATAATATTAGTAGTTTCATAAACTTGATTAATCCTGCTTCATATATTGGAGATAGAACTCCATTTACTATCATAGATAGAGGAGTATATAAAGGTATGCCTGTAATACTTAAAAATATCATTAAAGTAACACCATTTAAGAGCGTTATAGAAGCTCAAGATCCTAAATCAAAACGTAATTACCTACAGAATCAATTAATGAACTTCTAAAGTTTCTATATCAATTCTCAATTAGTCTAAATACTCTAATAAAAAGATAAGCCTACTGACTATTAAATCAGTAGGCTTTTTAGTTATGAAGACTCACCAATATCTTCATAACTATAATAGTCTTCTTCTGGTAATTCTGCTTCTATAGAGTCACCAAATCTATACCAGCTATAGAATAACCTTTTTTCTAATTCTGGCACTTTTATACCTTGCCAAAATCTATTAATCTCTAGCATGGCATCTAGAGTGAAAGGTTTACCATTATTACGAAGACGTTTAATATCTTTATTATACTTAGGATTACTCAGACAATAAACAGTATAATGTCTTTTGTTAATAGTTATATAACGTTTATTGTAGTAAGAGTCTAACCTAGATAATTTACAGTGTGTTTCAAGAGACTCAACAGTATTTACACTACTATCATAAACAAGAAAGACCTTTTCTTCTAAAAAAGGTCTATTTTTATCAGATGTAAAAGCATTTATAAATCCACTTTCTACAGTTAAATCTCTCCACGTAATATTATCATCACATAATGGGACTATATAAATACTTACATCATTCAAGTTCTTCAGTACCATCTTCTTCATAATATTTACGAGTATGGTCCCAATTGCCTGTCTGATAATGATATGATAATTCTGTTAAAGTTCTGATAATAAGGTCTTTACGACTATCTAACTCTAATTCGTTAAACATATTAAATACTCTCACTTCATTACTACTATTTGTTTGAATAGCAATAATATATGCTTCACAATCATAATCTGAAATATCAATTCCTTGATCTTTCATGTACCAACTAATTGCAAGCAAGTAATAAGTTATCTGTCTATAATAATCAAACTCTTCTACAGAATGTTTAAAATTATAGACATCACTAGTTGTTTTTAAGTCGATTAAAGTAATCTTCTTATTTATATGATCGAATATACATCTATCAAGTAAAGACTTACAAGGCGCAATCCAATCATCAACGGGTAATTCCCAGTTAATATGAAACTCATTATGAGATTCTACTCCAGGAATATCTTCTAATAACTCTTTTGCCTTCTTATGATTATCAATATTATTCTTAATATTTTTAAGCATATTTAAATCAGCAAAAGATATTACTTTACGATTATCTTTTTTACTTTGTAATGCTTTAATATAATCAGCATAACGATTACATAGCTCTGTAGCTTCTTTTAAGACGATTTCAGAGCTTTTTGAATTACTGTATGCAGATTTGTATGCAGCAATCTTTTTATCGTCTTCTATGAGTTCTAATGAATTAGCATAAGTCTCACAGAAATCTTTTTGTTGTTTTACTTTAGGCACTTCATAATCAAGAATTATATAATCATTCCAGAAATCCTCTGGTTGAAGTATATATTCATGAATCATAGTACCCCTTTCGAGCTGAGGAAGTTTTAATCCTTCCTCTTTTCCATCTATCATATCTCGATAGAAACGTGGTCCTTTCTTTAAGAACCAACCAATAGCAGAATTTGATATTCTCGTATTGTCTTCATAATACGGTTTATCAATTATCATTCTTACTTAATTCTATAGTTACTATTTTAGGTCTTTCTCTTTCAAGATAACTATCAGTTAATATACTACAATTATATTGATTTAAATGACCATATGATATACCATCATGCCAATGCCCAAAAAAATGATGCTTATACTTACCAAAACAGTAATGTTCAAGCTTTTCATTATAATTAGGATTTTCATGAGTAATAAGTATATCACAGTTTTGTATCTTTTCATATGGGCATATATACTCATCGTATTCATTCTGAATATCTTCAAATGCCCACGTTTGCCAATGTATAGGAGCTATCCAAGGAGTTCCATAAAAGGTTATTCCTTCATATTCATATAGTTCATCAACAAGAAATACTACTTTATTATCAGTTAAGGCTGATATCTTAGTCTTAAAATCTTGCCAACTTAAATCTTTTATAATATCATTGATAAGATTTTCTATATAAATATCATGATTTCCTGGAACTACAATTACCTTTTTACACGGTAATTTATCTACCCAATTGACAAAAGTAATAGACCAGAATTTATCTGATTCTTCGTTATCTCTCTGAGCGAGTAAATTTACTACATCGCCTGCTATACATAACACATCACATTCTGGTATATTAATTAAATGACCATGTATATCACTTATTGCGCAGATTTTCATGGTATAAAGTTTTAGTTAGTTTATATCTGTCTCTTATACACATCTCCGAGCCCACGAGACTAGGCATGATCTCG